CGTCCGCGCGCCCGGTCTGACAGCCCTTTCCTCACCTCGCTTCATCACAGCGTCAAGGCGCGTGTACGCTAGGAGCTCATGACTCGTCAGTTCGTCTGCCCCGACTGCATGGAGGTGTCTCACAGCCGCGTGTGCCCTGATTGCGACCGAGAAAACCAAGCAAATCACGACAGAGGACGTGTACGCCCCTACGACAGCGGAATCTACCAGAGGGCAAGGCGTACCATGCTTCGTGCTCACCTCCGTACGAACGGAGCTTGGTGTCCCGGCTGGGGTCACCGACAGGCGCACTACACGGGGAGGCTCAGCATCGATCACATCGTCCCCGTCACGGCGGGCGGTGCCACGACTCGGAGCAACCTCCAAGTCCTCTGCGTCACCTGCAACGCCAGCAAAGGAGGAGCCTGATGCCCCCCAAGGGTGGAATTCCGGCAGTACGCGACCGGCGCAACCAGATCGGTCCTCATCAGATCGCCCAGATCGTCCCGGGCAGGGTCGCGGACGTGACGCCGCTGGTGCCGCTGGACAAGGAACGCCAGCGCCTCTGGGATGAAGTGGTCAAGGCGTTCGACGGCACGGATCACCTGCGAGCCAGCGACAGCGGTCTGGTTCAGGCTTACGTGGACTCGATCTTCAACTACGTCCGTCTGCGGGAGCAGGTCGAGCTCCGACACGACAGCGACCTGACGCCGAACAACCTGAAGACGCTCTACAGCGCGCTGGGCGACCAAAGTCGGCTCGTGGGGATGTTGGGCAGGGAGCTCGGCTTCGGCCCCATGGCCCGAAATCGGCTCGGCGGGACCATCCCCAACCCCAGCGAAGGTGCCATCGAGAACTTCACACAGGCACGACCCGGTCGCAGCACGCGCTGATGGTCGTCGTGCTGGAACAGGAGGGCATCGCACGTCCCATTCGGCTGGCGGTGGGCAGCGATGGGGCTCGCTTCACGGAGTTCTGCCGCCGTTTCATCCGGCACAGCAAGGGACGCTGGTACGGGACGCCCCTAGAGCTCGAAGACTACCAGATCAGGTTCTTCGAAGAGCTCCTCAGCTACGACGATCAGGGTCAGCGGCTCTACAAGGAGGCGCTGCTCCTGCTGCCAAGGAAGAACGGCAAGTCCGTGGTGGCCAGCGCGTTCGCTCTGTACATGCTGCTGGCGGATGGGGAGGCCGGTGCGGAGGTGTACTGCGCCGCGTCCAGCAAGGATCAGGCTCGCATCGTGTTCGATCAGGCCAGCAGCTTCGTTCGGGCGAGTCCAGACATCCAGCGGATGACCACCGTGTTCCGCTACGAGATCAAGACGAAGGACAAGCAGTCCTTCTACAAGGTCTTGAGCTCCGAGGGGAGCAAGCATCACGGCTACAACGCCAGCGCGAACGTGATCGACGAGCTCTGGGCGCACGAAGACCCGGAGCTCTACACCGCGCTGACGTCTGGGTCCGGCGCAAGGCTCCAGCCCCTCACGCTCTCCATCAGCACGGTGGGCTGGAACAAGGACAGCGTACTCGGCCGGATGTTCGACGCCGCCATGAGCAAGCGCCACCTGATCACAGAGGAGCCGGGGCTCACCATCGTCAAGGACATCGCGGGCAGATTCCTGATGTGGTGGCACCACAGTCCCCTCGGAAGTGATCCAGAGGACATCGAAGCCGTTCGGATCGCCAATCCGGCCCCGTGGATCACCGATGAGTACCTCCAGGACGAGTTTCACAAGCCGTCGATGCGTGTCGCGGACTTCATGCGCCTCCACATGAACCTGTGGACGTCCGCAGAGACGGATTGGCTGCCCCGAGGAACGTGGGAAGCCTGTTTTGACGCCACCGTGGAGCTGGATCCGGGTCTGCCGGTGTCGGTGGGCATCGACATCGCCCTCACGCATGACTACTGCGCCGTGGTGGTCGCTCAGAAGGACGGCGACCGGATCAAGCTGATCCCGCAGTTCTGGTTCAACCCGTGGGAACCCGGTCATCCGCAGCACAACCTCTGGGAGTTGGACATCAGCATCATCCGGGAGCACTTGCGGGGCCTCTTTGTCCAGTTTCCGGAGAGCGCATCCTTCAAGGCGGGAACGCGGGTCAGCGCACCGGGACCCGCGTTCCTGTACGACCCGTGGAAGTTCCGGGAAAGTGCGCAGATGCTGGCCGGTGAGGGTCTGCAGATGCTGGAGATGCCTCAGTGGGATCGTCACATGGTTCCGGCCTGTACCGAGTTCTACGAGCTCGTGGTCAGCAGCCGGATCGCCCACGACGGGGATCCCATCCTTACGGAACACGTCGCCAACAGCCGGGGCGTCGCCCGCGACCGTGGCTGGCGCATCCGCAAGCCCAAGGACGCTCGCGGGCATGAGATCGCAGAGAAGCACATCGACGGAGCCATCGCAGCCGCCATGGCGTCATGGCACGCGAGCCAGCCCTACAACAAGTCCCGGAAGCAGAACATGAGGGGGTTCTAAGCCATGGTGGTCGCCGAGAAGACCGCGGACCTGACATTCCTGCCCCCGGTGGCCCAGACCGGGAACTTCATCATGGATCCGGTCATCGCGGGGATGATCAAGGGAATGATGGAGTCGATGGACGTCCGGCTGGAGCTGTTCGACAAGTACGAGTCCTACTACATCGGCGTGCAGGGGACGAGCCTCGCCAGCGCGAAGTTCCGCAGCGATTTCGGGTACCTGTTCCGCACGCCGTTCAGCGCGAACTGGTGTCAGGTCGTGGTCGATGCCGTCGAAGAGCGCAGCATCGTGCAGGGCTTCCGGTTCGGCGACGGCATGGAAGACAGCGAGGACCAGTGGAAGGAACTGGACGACACGGCGTGGGCCATCTGGAAGCACAACAATCTGGACGCCGGGAGCTCGATGTGCCACACGGAGAGCTTGGTCAAGGGCGTGGGCTACGTCTTGGTGAGTCCGGGTGACCCGTACCCGATGATCACCCCCGAAGACGGCGCTCAGTGCATCGTCACGCACGAAGCGGGCACCGGCAGGCGGATGGCGGGCCTGAAGCGGTGGGTGGACACCTTCGGCTTCCAGAACGTGACGCTGTACCTGCCGGACCGGATCGAGAAGTACGTCACGGCCCGACCCATCCGGTTGGAGGCGGGCAAGACCCCGACGGTGACGTGGGGCGTCAACAGCCTCGTGCCCCGCGTGGTGGAAGGCGAGAGCTGGCCGCTGGCCCACAGCCTCGGCGTCGTGCCCCTCGTGGCGTTCCCCAATCGCCCCCGCCTCGCGGCCACGCCTGACGGCCTCAGCGAACTTGAAAGTCTGCTGCCACTCCAGGACGCCGTCAACAAGGAACTTCTGGACTTGCTTGTCGCCAGCGAGTTCGCGGCCTTCCGTCAGCGCTGGGCCACGGGCCTCGAGATCCCGGTCGATCCGGTGACGGGTCAGCAGTTGGAGCCCTTCAAGACGGCGGTGGACCGATTGTGGGTCGTGGAGCCCACCGGGACCGGAGATGAGCCCAAGTTCGGGGAATTCAGTGCGACCGACCTCGTTCCCTACGTCAAGGCGGTGGAACTGCTCGTGCAGCAGGTCGCCAGCATCACGCGGACGCCTGCGCACTATCTGCTGGCGGGTCAGACCGTTCTGCCCTCTGGAGAGACGCTGCGGTCATCTGAGGCCGGTCTGGTCGCCAAGACGCGTCGCAAGCACCTGTTCTGGGGCAACGCATGGGTCGATGTGATGAAGATGGCCCTGTCCCTCGCGGGCAAGAACATCGAGAAGCTCGCGGGCGAGACGACATGGATGGATCCGGAGATGAAGGCGGAGGGCGCGCATATCGACGCCCTGTCCAAGCTCCTGACGATCGGGGTCCCGCCGGAGCAGCTCTGGCTGGATGCGGGCTACACTCCCGCGCAGGTGGAACGCTTCAAGACGCTGAATGAAGAGGCGGAGGCAAAGGCCGAGGCCAAGGCCAAGGAACTCCAGGACCAGATGATGGCTCAGGGAGCCAATGTGAATAATCCAGACGGTTCTGTGAGTAAGAACGCTCCGCCTTCTGTGCAAAAGACGCCACCCAAGACGCCACCCAAGGGAGGAAAGCCGAATGCCTGAGCCGATTCAGGGCGAGACCACACCCGAGGCGCAGCAGGGAGGTCAGCCGCCGCCTCACCAGAACGGCGCTGCCGGAGCCGCCACCCCGGAGCCCCCGGAGACGCTGCGAGCGCTCCAGACGGAGCGTGAGGCGCGGGCTGCCGCCGAACGAGCCGCTGCCACCCTCCGCACGGAGCGGGAGGCGGAGCAGAAGAAGTGGGCCGAGGAGCGGGAGACGCTGACCAAGGCCGTCAGTGAGGCGAACACCAAGGCGACCACGACAGAGGTCAAGCGGGTGCTGGGCGCGGCCGGATGCATCGACGTTGACCTCGCGGCGCTGGCTGGGGAGTTCGCTGGGGTCGATCCGGCCAAGATCCCGGATGCGGTGAAGAAGTTCCAGGAAGCGCACCCCTCGCTGTTCCCCAAGGCCCCCACGAGTCCCCATTCCTTCGATGGAGGGGCGCAGCCGGGTCAGAACCCCGGCCAGCGGACCATGAACGACGTGATTCGGCGGGCGGCGGGCAAGACCGCCATCTAGGTCCTGAAAACCGTCTAGAAAGCCCCGGGAGTGCGTATCCACCACTCCCGGGGCTTTCGGCCGTCTAACCGGTCGCTAGAGGGCTCTCAGATCAGTCTCGCTTGGGCCAGCGGGCCGCGTCCACCTTGGCGAACTGTTCGGGGCTGATCCGGCGGGCTCCGCAGAGGAACTGCGTCGTTTCGGGCTCCTCGATGCCCTGCTGCTGATGGGACACGTACCGGATGTTCTTGCTTCCGCAATGCCAGCAGCGATCCGTGCTGATGGCCGTGCCGCCGAAGCAGTCCTGACACTCCTGATCCATCTTGCCGACAGACGCGAGTTTGAGCTGCTCGGCGGTCATTTCAGCCATCTGGGTCCTTCCAGCCGGTCTTTTCGGCCTTTTCCCGGTTTCGCTTCATCAACTCCCGGGTTCGGGTGCAGAAGTGACACAGTACCCGTCCCGAGTGGGCTGGGATGGACACGATGCAAGAAGTACCCTCTGGGTACCCGAAACACTGGATGGTGCCCAGCGGGGTCACTTCAGACCCTTGACGATCGCCTCGATCTGCGCCTTGGACGCGGCGGCTTCCGCTTGCTGCTCCGGCGTCAGCGTGGCGTTGGCAGCCTCGACTTCGGCCTTGAGCTCCCGGTAGCGCGCCGCCTTCGCCAGACCGCCCTTCTGGGACTTGAGGCGATGCTGCTCGGCATGTGCGTCGGCCTGTCCGAACCACTCGTCCCATGAGTCCTCCGGGATGCACCCCGTCTTGTCGAGAAGACCGGCGCTGGTCAGCGCATTCGCCACCGCTGGGAGGATAGTCTCCGGGACGAAATGCTCTGGCCAGCACTCATCGATCGGCAACCGCTTCCCAGCCCTCCAGGAGTCGCAGACCACGGACAGGTACACCACCACGGACTCCAGCACCACGGCGGCATGGTGACGTCGAATGTGACGCCACTTGCGGTGGTTCAGGATGTCAACGGACAGGTCGACCTCGTTGAAGCCTCCGTTACGGAGGATAGCCATGTCGTCGTTCCTCTCATGCGCGCACGCGCGATTTGGAAGGATGGATGGTAGGTAGGTAGGAGGGTAGGGGCAAGGCTCAGGCAAAGCGGAGCCATACCAGAACCTCGCCTGAGCTGTGCCTCGGGCAGACATCTGAGCTCAAACCCCTCCGGAAACACGCCATTTCAGCGTTGAGCCTCCTCTGCTTCGACCGGACCACCGGGGCTGACCAACACGTAGTCGGCCATCTTCCCTGCCTCCTTTCGTGTGAGGATCACCCAGCCAGCCTTGCGAAGCTGGTGAATGTAGTGGGCGGTCCTCGTGATTCCACGTCGGTAGGTCATGTGGTGAGCCGACACCACGCCGTCCTCCAGCAATGTCTGGCGAACGATGTTGAGCTGGATGGCTGGATTTGTCACGATGAGCCTCCGATTGCAACAGAAACGGCCCCGCGCTCACGTCTGCCAACGAAGCGGCGGGGCCGTTCCCATATAGTCGGGTCCTGTGGCAGCAGGGACGTACGAATTCTACTCCGTGGGGTCGGGTCACCACAAGGTGAAACACCGAGGTTGCCGTAGACATTGCGGTCACGTTACGCTGAACGCTCGTCGGCCGCGATGCCCTCCCGATGGGGTGATCCCAGAGGAGTTGACATTAGGCTCCGTCCCGATGACCGGGCGGCGGGTGAGATGCCCTGACTGGAACTGACAGACCAGCAGGAGACACACTCGTGCCCTACGCGGACCTCATCGATCGGACCAACAGCGACAGCCTGATCCCGATCGAGTACTCGAACGAGATCATCCAGCTCCTCCCGGCGGAAAGCCTCGCGATGTCGTTGTGCCGCAAGGTGACGATGGGCGCGAAGCAGCAGCGCCTCCCCGTGATCGCGACCCTCCCGATGGCCTATTGGGTCAACGGTGATGTCGGCCTCAAGCAGACGACCGAGATGTCGTGGGGCAACGAGGTCCTCGACGCGCAGGAGATCGCAGTCATCGTCCCGATCCCGGAGGCCGTGCTCGACGACGCCGCCTTCGACCTCTGGGCGGAGGTGCGCCCGCGCATCGTCGAGGCGATCGGCAAGGTGCTCGACCTCGCCGCGCTGTTCGGCGTCAACGCCCCGACCGGATGGCCGGTGGGCGGGGTCCGCAAGGACGCCCTCAACTCGGCACAGGTGGTCGTGGCGGGTTCCACGGCTGGCCGGGACATCCCCGGCGACCTGAACATCCTTCAGGGCATGGTCGAAGAGACGGGCTTCTTCCCGAATGCCTACGCGGCCTACCCGACGCTCCGCACGAACCTCCGCGGTCTGCGCGCCAGCACCGGGGAGACGATCTACGCGCCCAGCCTGACGCAGGACAGCCCGGACATGATCTGGGGTCTGCCCACGCGGTTCAGCCGGAACGGCGGCTGGGTCAACACCGGGAACGGTGGGGCGCTCGCCATCGTCGGCGACTGGCGCTACGCCATCCTCGGGATCCGGCAGGACATCACGATGAAGCTCCTCAGCGAGTCGGTCATCAGCGATGCTGCCGGTGTGGTCATCCTGAACCTTGCCCAGCAGGACGCGGTCGCACTCCGTGTCGTGTTCCGGGCCGGGTTCGCCATCGCCAATCCGGTGTCCCAGCTCAAGCCGACCGGCTCCAGCGCCTTCGCGGTTCTCGCCCCCGTGGGCTCGACGCCGGCGATGGTCATGGCGGACGGCAGCACGGTTCCGGCCACCGTTCCCACGTTCGTGGACACCGGGACCTACGGGGTCGTGCCCACCGCCCCGACGGCCTCGACCAAGCCGCCCAAGAGCGAGTAGCCTGAACGGGGGGCCGGGGCTGAGTTGCTGCGGTGACCGGCCCCCCTTTCTAGGCGGTGCGACATGTCCACTGAGCAGCTCATCTGGCTGGTCATCGTCATCGTGGTGGTGGTGCTCGCCCTCTATGGGCTGCGCTACTTCATGGCGAACCGCTGATGTCTGAGGCGAGCGGCGTCACGCCGGAGATGGTTCGGCTGGTCCATGCGACCAGCCTGACCGACGCCGCGCTGGATCAGCTCATCCTTCAGGCAGAAGCCGAACTCGCATCTGTCATCGGACCGCTCACCGGCCCGATCCAGCAACGGTTCCCGGGGACCGCGATCACCTCGGTGATCCTCGCACGCCGTGTAGTCACCGAGGACCTCCTCCTCTCAGTGGGCGGCGGGCCGGTCCAGGGAACCGACTGGATCCTCGGGTTCGACGGGCGCAGGGTGGACAACATCGCCACCAGCGCGTGGAACGGGCTGCTGGCGACGTACACGCCGAACGACCTGCCGCTCGTGCAGAGCACCATCATCGACATGACCATCCTCGGCGCGACCATGTCTGTCGCGGGCGGCTACACGAGCGAGAAGCTCGGGGAGTACTCCTATCAGGCGCTGTCGCCCGTGGATCTGGAAGCGACCCGCCGCGCCATGTTCCGGCGCTTCAAGTACATCGGCTTCGGCCCCGCCTACACGACGCGCCTCGTGCCCGTGGGGATCCTCGACCGATGAGCCTCTCCTCCATGCTGGCGCAGTCCTGTACTCCGGTATACCGGAGTGACGGCGCTGAGGACGAGTACGGCCATCCGCAGCCCATCTGGACCGATGGTCCGCCGCAGCGATGCAGCGTCCAGACCTCGAAGTCCATGGGCTACCGGCACGGCGAGACGCGGAACCCGCTGGAAGCCGCCCCGATGGTCGTCTACTACAACGTTTTCTTCGAGCGGACCAGCACGTTGACGGAGCGCGACCGCTTCAAGCTCGACGGCAAGACGTACGAACTGGACCTGATCGTTCCGGACGCCAGCGGCCGGAACAACCATCAGGAAGGCCAGTGCCACGTGATCAGGCCGGGTTGACATGCCTGTCGGCTATAACATCCGTCTGGATGTCGGTTCGCCGCCCAAGGTCCGTCGGTATCGCTACGGACAGGTCACCACCGGCCCGAAGCTGATCGCCGCTCGTATCGGCGCGACCGTGAAGTGGCAGCGCGGCACCATGGAGCTCGGCGGCTGGCTCAGCGCCGCTCTGGTGTCAACGCTCCTTGAGGAGATCGCGAGCGCCATCCTGGACACGGCACCCGTGGGACCCGATCCGCCGACGCACCCGGCGTGGAGCGGTCACGTTCACATGCGCGACAGCATCAACACGACGATGCACGTCAAGGGCAAGGGCGACATCAACGGCACACCGGACGCGACGAGCCGAAGCCATGCCTACGGTGAGATCTTCGTCGGCTTCCCGTGGCGCTTCCTGGAGTACGGAACCGTCAAGATGAGCGCCCGCCCGTTCGTAGAACCGGCCTACGAGGCCGGTATGGCTCGGTATGGGCAGATTGTCGCCGATCTACGGGGCAAGTTCCTCGGTGGCGGCAGCTCCGGCGGAGGAGGCGGCGGTCGCGTCGGTGAAGGCTCGCTGGGCGGTGTCGTGTGATCACCGGCTGGGACGATCCCACGGGCACCATCATCCGGGACATCCGCGACGCGCTCGGCCCGGACATTCCGGGTCTGGTGGTACGCGGCACGCAGCCCGGTCCGGACGACAAGCCGCCGCTCATCCTCGTGCAGCGCGGCAGCCTCGTCCCGATGGACCGCATGGACGTGCAGCGCGTCCGGCTCGTCATCCGCACCTACGGCGACCGCCCTCACGTCGCAGCGGAGATGTTCGGCAAGATCGCAGAACTCTTCCACCTCAAGCACCACGCAACCGGTCCCGATGGGACGCAGATCTACCAGACGCGCATGGGGAGCGCGTACCCTGCGAATGAAGATCCTGACACCCGCTGGCCCTACGAGATCTGTTCCCTCTACGTCTACACCAACGCCAAGCGGAAGATCTGACAGGACCTCAGCCCGGTCGCCGGGTAGAGGTCACCATCCAAGCGAACAGCACACGCGGTTCGCCATGACGGCACTCACCTGACGGGTGAGCACCGGATAGGAGAGGCACATGGGAGTCACACCCAGCAGCCCGGCGGACATCTTCATCGGTGCGCCCGGACAGGTCGTGTGGGGCGGGCGTGAGCTCGGTGCCACCACCGGAGCAGTCACCGTCCGCATTCGCCCGGATGCGATCTTCACGCCGCAGGTCAACGGCATCCCGGGTCTGCTCGCCATGACCGACTACCTCACCAGCGAGACGGTCGAGGCCGAGTTCACGCTGCTGGAGATGAGCAAGACCAACCTCCTCTCCGTGCTGGCAGGTTCCACCGAGAACCCCGCCGACGTGATCAAGCGGACCGGCACTCGGCGCTACCCGACGTCGATGTACAAGGACCTGATGATCGTGTTCAAGGGCTTGGACACGGCACAGCTCGTCATCAACATGCCTCAGACGACCTGCACCAGCGGACTGGAGTTCAGTGGCGCGGATGACGCGGCTGTGTCCCCCACGCTGATCTTCTCCGGTCGCTACAAGCTCGGCAGCGACTTCTGGACCGTGGTGCGCAAGGCGAACACCGGGCTGGAGTTCGTGGGCGGCATCCCGGCGACGGGTCGCAGCGACCCGAATGGCACCGTCGTCACGGCCTACGTCCGGGCCGTCAGTATCCATGGGCGTGCGGTCACCTATACGTTCGCGGGGCTGCCCACGGGCCTCACGGGGAACACCGCCACGGGCGACATCACCGGCACCATCGCCAGCACCCTCGGTCCCAAGGCTGTCACCGTGACGGCCAACGATGGGCTGTCGACAGCCAAGGTCCTCAACTTCACGTGGACGGTCACCTAGTCAGCCACTTCCCCCGCCGCTATGGTGGGGACATCCCTTCCGGCACTCGGCACCGAGGACCGGCACCACGGCTTCACCCCTGACGGGGGCGCTGCCGAAACAGGAGGTCACTGAGACTCATGGGCGTCACCGTCAACTCTCCCAAGGAGATCTTCATCGGGGCTCCCGGTGTGGTCAAGTTCCGCACCGTGGACCTCGGGGCCACGACGGGCGGCATCACGGTCCGCATCCGGCCGACCATCTTCACTCCCCAGCTCAACGGCATCCCCGGGATGCTCGCCATGACGGACTACCTCCAGACGGAGGAGGTCGAAGTGGAGCTGAGTCTGGCGGAGCTGTCTCAGGCGAACCTTCTGGCCGTGCTCGCGGGCAGCACCGCGAACGCGAACGTGATCACCCGGACGGGCAACCGGCGATACCCGAGCTCCATGTACGGTCCCTTCCAGATCCAGTGGGCGGGTCTCGACTCGAACACGCTGGAGTTCAACATGGCGCTCGCCACCTGCATCAGCGGACTGGAGCTCACCGCCGCTGACGATGCAGCCGCCGCGCCGACCGTGATCTTCGCTGGTCGCGTCGATCCGGCCAACCCGCTCACCTCCATCTGGAGCTTCACCCGTGGTGCGCCTGTCCTGCTGAACGCGCAGGGCCAGCCCATCGAGGGCGAGCCGGCCGAGGGAGAGGGCTCGGAGACCGTGACCACGACCGAGAATCCGGCCGATGGCGATGTCGAGGCACCTGTGTCCGCACCTGCCGCGATCGACCCCGCCAGCATCCCTGTTGAGGCCATGGCTGCTCAGGCTCAGGCCCGCACGACCAAGGCCAACGGGAAGGCTGTCCAGCAGCCCATTCAGGCGTGAGGGGCGAGACCGAAGCCTTCGCCGCGAAGATCACCGGGACCGTAGACGGGGAACCCGTCTCGATCCCGGTGCTGCGGATCAAGCACGCTGACGAGTGGCGCACGGAGTTGGAGGTTCAGGCGGCAGTCGTCGGGACCAGCATCTTCGAGGGACTCCCCGGCATGATCGGCATGTCCAGCAGCATGGTCCAGGCGATGTTGGAACTCGTCATCGCCTACGACCGCTCCAACGTGCTCGGCGGCATGGACAACTTCGTGGAGAAGGCCAGCGACGGTGAGGCGTGGGCGCTCTTCAAGGAGATGGTCGACGCGTCTTACCCTTTCGTAGACGACCTCAACAGGATGGGGCTGCTGTTGAGCAAGATCACCTCGGCTCCATCTACGAGTGGGCTCTCGCTCATTGGGGCCTCACTCCCGCCGGAGTCGGACGTCGCCTGACCGACGAGCAGCTCATGTACCTGTGGGACGCCGCTCTGGCGCGACAGGTCAAGGAAGAAGAACAGGCATGGGTTCGGTCCTACTCCACCACACGTGACGCACTGATCGGAGTCGAAAACATGAGGGGCGGCGGAAAGCCGGAGGTTCCTGACTACGTCAAGCCCCGGCTGAAGGCCGTCCCGCCCCCGCAGCCCATGGACCTCGAGACGCAGCTCCAGGGCCTCGCCATGCTGTACCCGAAGAACGTGGACCTCGGCCCCGCCGTGAGTGGAGAGTCCCGTGCCGGGTGAGTTCCTTGCTGGCAACGCCGTCATCGCGATCAGTGGTGACGACGCTGGCTACAAGCGAGCTCTGATCGCCGCTGAGAAGGAGACCATCGCTCACGGCGTTCGCATTCACAAGGCGCAACTCGCCAGTCAGCTCAACGCCGAGAAGGCTCGCCAGAAGCTCCGTCAGATGCGGCTGGCCGGTGAGATCGCGACCGAGAAGCAGATCCTCAAGGCCGAGCAGGACCGCATCGCCCGCAGCCAGAAGGGTCGCCTCGCGACGATCCAGAAGACGAAGTCGGCCAAGGTCGCCGCTGCCAAGGCGGAACAGATGGCCACCATCGCCTTTGAGAAGGCGGAGCAGAAGGCGACGCTGGCGCTGGTCGCGGCGGAGATCAAGCAAGAGCACCGGATGCGGATGGAGGCGCTCAAGCAGGAGCAGCGGATGCAGCTCCTCGCCGCCCGCAACATGGCGAAGACCAAGAAGGGTGGTCTGCTCGGTGGAGCCGGGGGCGGCGGGTTCCTCGGCGGCTTCGGCAGCGGCGCTTCCATGATGGGAGGACCGCTGGGCGGTGCCTTCGGCATGGGCCTCGCGGGCGGTGCGGGCTTCATTGCCGCTCAGGCCATCGTCGCGGGCATCAGCGCCGTGTCCGACGCGATGAAGGAAGCCATCAACGACGCCAAGATGTACGAAGTCCAGATGGCGAAGATCAACACCGTCGCCAATCTGACGCCAGCCGCGCTCCAGAAGGTTGGTCAGGACATCATCAATCTCTCGAAGGCGACAGGGAAGACCTTCGAGGACCTGTCCAACGGCATGTACGACCTCTATAGCGCGGGCATCGAGGGTGCGGACGCGCTGGACGTGCTGACCAACAGCGCGAAGCTCGCCATCGCGGGCCTGTCCACCGGCGAACAGGCCACCGACCTGATGACGAGCGCGTTCATCGCGTTCAAGAACGAGGGCAAGTCGGCGGCGCAGATCGCGGACATCTTCGCGGTCGCCATCGACAAGGGCCGCGTCAAGGCCGAGGATCTGGCGGAGGCGTTTGGCGACATCGGCCCGATCGCGAGCAGCAGCGGACTCAAGTTGGAGGAAGTCGCCAGCACGCTGTCCTTCATCTCCCTGTCTGGCTCGACCGCCAGCGAGGCGGCGACCCAGATGCAGTCCGCTCTGCGGTCGCTGATCAAGCCGAACACCACGCTGCTCAAGCTCCAGGACCTGACCGGCAGGAACTACGGCGAGCTCGCCAAGCAGACCAGCCTCTACACGGCGATGATCACCCTCCGCAACGACGCGGAGGACAAGGGCTTCAACGTCAACAAGCTCATCGGGCGCATCGAGGGCGTCCGGTACCTCGCCAACGTCACGCGCACGCTGTCCGACGGCACCAACGAGTACGAGCAGTTCCTCAGTGATACGAACGATCAACTGGAGCGTGGCGACACCCTGAACACGCAGTACGGCATCAACATGGACACGACGGCGGCACGTCAGGCTCAGTTGAACGCCAAGATCGAAGAGTTCAGCATCAAGCTCGGTCAGGCGCTCATGCCGATCTTGGAAGCGGCCATCAGCCTGTTCGGCGGCTTTGTCGATGTGGCGTTCGCCCTCGGCGATGCGCTCGCGAAGGTGTCGGACGGCGTTGACGAGACGCTCGACGTGCTCCAGGGCGGTCTCGATGCGAAGTCCATGGACGATCTGGTCCACGGCGTCAACCGGGCGGGCCTCAAGTTCTTCGAGGCGGAGAAGGCCGCTGCCGCGTGGGGCGACACCACTCGGTCGGAGGTCGAGCAGGTGCTCGCGGCGCTCTGGCGTGCTGACAAGCCGCAGATGTTCGGCCTGTTCGAGCCGACGGGCGAGTTCGCCGGGTACTACGACGCGGCCAATCAGGCGTTCGCTGACGCGGTCCTCAAGCGTGGCGGAACGATGGACGCGATGGTGCAGGACAACGTCGCGTCCGAGAACTACATGAACGAGTTCCTGCGGGACACCCGTGGCAACCTCGACAAGGAGGCCACGCTCCATCTGGTCATGGCTGCCCGCTTGGAGAAGACGAAGGCGGTCCTGCAACAGGCTCGGTCCTTGGTGCCCGACCGTACCACCTATCACCTCGCAGCGGCGGACATGGCGAACCGTCGCCGGGAGCTGATCGAAGAGAACAAGGCGCTGCTGCTCCAGTTCCCAGAGATGCTCAACTTCGCGGAGCGCTACGCGCTCGGGCTGGAGGAGTACTCGACCATCGGCGCGAAGGCCATCGCTCAGTTCGCTACTGCCATGGCGTCTGCAACGCCTCACATCGCGCGGTCCACCAGCGTGATGACCACGAACTTCGGGGCGCTGCTGGAAGCGCTCAGCACTGACGACGTTGGCAATCGCCGACCGTTGCAGGAAGTGATCGACGGCCTGACGCAGATCTCCGCTGGCGGCGCAGGAGGCTACGCCACGATGCTGGAGGGCTTCCTGGAGGGCGGCAAGTCGCAGGGCGACATCGTCGCCGAGTTCGGTGGCAAGTTCGCCGACCTGTTGATGAAGGTCGCCAAGAGCGGCTTCGAGGGCGCTCAGCCGGTCGCTGCCATCATCGGCGGTCAGGCGATCTCGGATCTGCTGACCAACGTCGCCGAGTTCAACATGCAGGGCTCCGCCACCGCCGGAGCCGCCATGGCGAAGATCATCAACGCGATGTTCGCGGCGGGCATGTCGCAGATCGACATCGGCGAGTCGATGAAGCTCATGGACCCCAGCTCTGGGTTCGGGGACGTCAAGCAGTTCCTGGAGGCATCCGGCTGGACGGTGCAGACCGCCGAGGACGGTGCGGAGATGATCGTCGAGACGATGGCCGGGGCGCTGGCTCATGCGTGGAAGGGCCGGGTCGCGCCGCTGGTTCCCGCCGAGGCGCTGATCCCCAAGTTCGACGGAGCGGCCCTCGCGGCTCAGCTCACCGCGCAGTACGGCGGCATGGAACCGATCATCAGTCAGTACTGGTACGAGCTCGGTTCCCGGACCCCGGACGACTACGTCGCGGGCGCGGTCGAGGCATCCACGCGGGGCAAGGATCTGCTGGAGATGCTGATCAACCTCGTCAAGAACACCGAGAAGCCCGCCGAGATCCTCGCTGTCGCCACCGGCAAGAAGTTCAATGACTGGTTGAACAGGGGCCTCCGATCCAACGACGAGACCGTCGTGGAGGGTGCCCGGCTGATCACCTACGACATGATCGCGGAGGTGGTGCGCGTGGCCTCCGGTCCCAAGGGCATGAAGGTGGCTGGACGCCTCGCCGGGAAGCTCATGGCCGAGGGGGCCACCGCTGAGGAGGCCGCAGCCGGACTCGCCGGCGCGGGCCTGAGTTGGGCGGCTATCAACAAGATCATGGGGACGCTCGGGTACTGGTACAACGCCGGAGCCGCAGGTGGCGGTCGCTGGGTGAGGGGCAACCGGAGCAAGCGGGACGAGGCGCGAACTGCTGGTGGGAGCCTGAGCAGGTCAGGCGCGGAGGGAGCAGGAGCCGTGATCCGCCCGTGGACCGGCGCTGGGAACAAGGCCGGGAACGCCTACGTTCAGGGCATCGTGGCGAGCGTGACCAAGGGCATCCCGCTGGTCGGCGGGATCATCAGCACCATCGCGAACCTCCAGGCTCGGACCGGCGGAGGCACGGGTGGAGGGCTGGGCAGCGGACCCAGCCGTGGACCGACCAGTGCCGTGCAGAACCTGAGCTCACCCGCGCTGACGTCCTACGTGGCACCCGGCCTCCTCAGCGCCGGCACGAGCACGGGCGCTCAGGCCGTGACGACGGAGGTCAACCACAACTTCCGCGGGCTGCCTCCGGGCATCAGCGCCAGTGAGGTCGCGGAGCAAGTCCGGCGCGGCAGCGATGCCAGCGGCCTCGCCCGCGCCATGCGCTATCAGCGCAGCTTCCGGGCGGCTCCCTGATGCCCTACCGGGACTTCGGCCTCAACAAGGACGCCTTCATCGTCAGCTCCGGCGGAGGCGCTGGCGCTGGCTGGACGCTGAACAGCGGGCGAAGCACCAGCGGCGACATCTACCGGATGCTGCTGCGCTTCAACCTCAACTTCAGCGACATGACGGACATCACCAGTGCCGAGCTGCGGATGAAGACGGCCAGCGAGGTCGGCTGGACGTATCCCGGTACGCCGCGAGCGGTGACGCGTCGGGTCAAGCAGAACTGGGACGCTGGCACCTACGGTCACAGCGGCGCGGACAAGATCACGTTCAGCAGCAGCAACGCGGTCAACTGGTCGAACCAGCCGGACCAAGAGGGAACCACCGGGCCGAACACGGCCCTGAGCGGTGGGACCAACGTGGTGATCAGCATCCCCTGCACGGCCACCGTCAAGGAGTGGGCTCCAGCGTCGGTGACGGGCGGTGGCGGCAAGGCGAACTACGGCCTGATCGTCAAGGCCGACGACGAGAGCACGAGCGCCCAGCGCCTTGAGGTCTGGTCGAACAACAGCGGGAAGTTCGACCCCTACATCCGCGTCTACTACGAGAACAACCTCGCTCCTGCCGCCCCCACCGACCTGAACCCCGGTGGCGAGGCGCATCCGGTGCTGATCAGCCCCACGGGCACCACGGGCACCTTCACCGGTCGCTTCATCGATCCGGACATCGGCGACACCCTGTACGCCGTCAACTTCGAGCTCCACGACGTCGCCAGCACCGACGAGGTCCCCATCGTGCTGAGCGAGTCCACGCACACGAAGGCGGCACCCGGCGGAGCCACCCTGACGAACAACACGTTCAGCATCCCCAAGACGGGACTCGTGGTCGCCACCCAGCGTCGCTGGCGAGCGCGCACGCAGGACGTCGGCAACAGCGGGAACGGAGGCAAGTGGGGACCGTACAGCCCCCTCGCGGATGGGCTCTACCGGGCGGTGGCTCAGCTCAACGCGCCCACGGGACTCAGCGTAGACATCGATACCGCGCAGCCGTTCTTCTACGGGAACATCTCCGGGGCCGACGCGAACGCCTACATCACCGCCGTGGACTTCGAGGTCCTCACCTCGCCGACGACCGGCAGCGCGACGCCGAAGTGGGTCACCACGCCACCCGGCTCCATTCAGCCGCAGGGCATCGACGTGGGCGGCTCGCTGAAGAAGTTCCAGCAGCTCTACCAAGGCGATGCCCTCTCCCCCGGCCTTCGCTACCAGTGGCGCGTCCGGGTGCGGGACCAGTACCTCCAGTGGTCGCCGTTCAGCGCCTTCCAGACGTGGACCTACCTGCTGCCGACCGGTCCCGCGACCATGATCCCGAAGACGAACAATCTGGTCACCGTCACGCCGCTGCTCACTATCGGACACACCGCTGCCTTCGACGCTCGGCAGTTGGAGATCAGCGCCAGTGAGGGCGGCGGCGGGACTCCCGTCTACAGCAACGCGGCGACCGTCGCCAGCACCACGAGCACGACGCACAGCGTCCCTGCGGACAAGCTCAACAACGGGACTCCCTACTGGTGGCGAGCGGCCATCCGCCTGACGGGCACCGGGGACTACGGTCCGTGGAGTGACTGGTATCCCTTCCGGACGAACACCCCGCCGCTCAAGGCGACCATCGTCAGCCCCGGCAGCCGTCAGCTCAGCACCGCGCAGCCCATCGGCGTGCGCCGTCCGCTCTACAAGGCGACCTACGAAGACCCGGAGCTCGAGAGCGACAGCGACTACCCGAAGAAGCGCATCATCAGCATCAAGCGCACCAGCGACAACGTCGTCCTGGAGACGAACACGCTGAACAGCCCTCCCTACAACGTGCCGATGTCGTATCAGGGCACGGTGGACCTCGCGCTGGAGACGGGCTACTATCAGGAGTGGACCTTCGAGGATCAGCTCAACGCGAGCAGCGGCCTCAGCGAGAAGTTCTACTTCCGTCACAGCACGCCGCCCGTGCTCACGTTCGCCGGACCGCCGAACCCGCTGCTGGACCCGACACCGCTGCTGTCGTGGAGCGCGACGTACAGCGGTGGACGCAGTCAGGTGGCCTACCGGATCCTCGTCCACCAGTGGAACCCGCTGTTCACGCAGCTCCTGGACACGGGCTTCATCACCGGCACCGCCACCACGTTCCAGATGCCCGGTGGCATCCTCGCCAACAGCCTCGGCACCCGGTTCGAGGTCAGCGTCAAGGATCAGGACGGCAACATCGGCACCGTCCAGCGCACGGTCACGGCGCAGTTCAGCGCGCCCACCGCGCCGACGGGATTCACCGCGCTGCCCAGCATCGGTGACAGCAGCATCGACCTCGCGTGGGTCGCCGTCGCGAGTGTCGACTCCTACATCATCCGGCGCAAGTCTGGCTCTGGTACCGCCGTCGAGATCGCGACGGTGCTCCCGCCAGAGGTCACCTATCGAGACTTCGGTGCCCCGCTGGGTGTCAGCGTGGAGTACGAGCTGACGGCGTACAACGGATGGGCGGAGAGCGTTCCTGCGACGGCGAGCGCCGTCCTCGAGACCACCACTCCGGGCAGCAGCGTGGTCAACACCGAGGACTTCGCCATCGAGTTCAGTCAGGTGACGGACATCCCCAGCGAGTACAGCCCCATCCAGGAGATCGTCCAGCCCATCGGTCGCCCGAACCCCATCGTCGAGGCCCTCGCCACCGGCACCGAGTCGGGCAGCATCACCGTGCGCGTGCCGCTTGAGGATCGCTGGCAGGTCGATGCGCTGCGGAACCTCGCGGGTGCCGTGGAGACGCGCATCTGGGTCAAGGATCGGTACGGGGCCACCTTCCGGGTCGCGCTGGGCAACGTCCGTCGGGTGCCCAGCCCTGACGCGATGATCGAGCTCCAGGCGACTTGGGTCAAGGTCGGCAACTGATGTGGGCGGTCAGCGCGCGATACATGACGCGCTACCGGGAGTCCAAGGTGCGGCACTTCCGGCTGGTGGTGCTGGACCCGACCACCCTGAGCGAGAACAGCGTGCTTCAGGTGGAGAGTGCCGTCGTCATGGAGGGCAGCATCACCGCTGAGGCGGGCCTGTTCGAGCGGACATGTCAGCTCCGGGCGCTCTGGACGGACGTCACCAGCGACCCGATCGGCATGGTGATGCGCGTGGACTGCGGCTTCAGCCTTCCCGGCATCGGTGGCGCGGCTGCTGAGGTCGAATGGGTGCCCATGATCGTGATGGTGGTGGACGATCTGGAGGTTGACTTCACCGCTGCGAACGCCACCGTGGACATGCGCGGTCGTGACCGGATCAGCTTCATGGGTGAGACGGTGTTCGGCAGCGTGTGGACCGCGAGCCCCGGGGACAGCGTGGGTGCCGTGATCCGGCGCATCTGCGAAGACGGCGGCATGGGCACCAACGATCAGCTCTACGACATCCAGGACGGCAACCGGGTGCTGTCGACGGACTTCAAGGCGGAAGAGGACGACAGTCGCGGCGACGCGGTGCAGCAGCTCATGAACGACCACTCCCTGACGGTGCGCTGCCGACCCAACGGGGTCGTTGAGATCCGCCCGTTCGTGGAGGCGACATCTCGGCCGGTGGCCGTGGTGATCGAGTCTGGGGAGTCGGGAACCTTGGTCACCGGCACGATGGCATACACCCAGAAGGGGCGGTTCAACCGTGTCATCGTCGTCGGTGAGGCACCCGACATGGACCCCGTTCGCGCCGAAGCGCGCGACCTCGACCCACTCAGCCCCACCTACAACCCGACTGATGGGAGCGGCCCCAGCGGCGACAGGGTCGCGCCGATCGAACGCAGCAGCGACATCCGGAACTACGATCAGGCGTACGAACGCGCCAAGCAGCTCCTGGAGGAGTACACGCTGGTCAGCGAGGTGATCACCCTCACGGCGGTCAGCCTCCCCGCCCTCGACATCAACGACCGCATCACCGTGTTCAACAAGGAGACGAACCTCTCCTACGACCTGACCGTCGATCAGGTCGCGTGGCCGCTGGGCGTCGGCCTGATGACCGTCTCCGGACGACGCGTGCGGGCGCTGTTCCCAGCATGAGGATCACGGACGCCGCCATCCTCAGCGAGATGCGGAAGCTGATCCAGTCCGAGATCGCCATCGCGCTGCGCTCCCGTGCTGAGGAGCACTTCGGCATCATCGACAGCGTGGACATCGCGACGCGCACCGCCAGCGTGTTCCGCGCCGGAGCCAGCGAGCCCAGCCCCGGCTATCACTACATGGACGTGACCCCACGAGTGGGCGACCGTGTCCGGCTTCTGCGCACTCCTGCTGGCAGCATGGTGGAGCGCATCGTGAGCCGCGACATCTTGGCCGACTTGGATGGAGGCGGCGGTGGGGGTGCTCACCCCGACCTCGCGACACACGATGCGCTCGGCCTCGCCACGGACAGCGCCCTCGGGCTGCTGGAGTCGCAGTTGGAGGCGCACGAGGGCACGCCGCACGGAGGCGGTAGCGGCATCTCGTTCGTCGGCTGCCGCGTCGAGCGGACCACGGTGTTCAGCGTCCCGAACGCGGTTGACACCGCGATCCCGTTCGACACCGGGAACGCCGTCGAGATCTACGACGATGGCGGACTGCACAGCCTGACGACGAACCCGACGCGGCTGACAGCTCAGCAGGCTGGGAAGTACCACGTGGACGGAGCATGCTCCTTCGCGTCGAACGCAAGTGGTGGTCGCATCGTGTCGATCACCGTCACCGATGTCAGCGCTGGCACGAAGATCACCATCGCTCGGAACCGGATGATCTACGACACGGCTGCCATCCAGCAGGGAATGCCGACGTCAGCCGATGTGATCCTCGACGTGGGCGACTACGTGGAGTTGGAGGTCTACCAGAACAGTGGCGGTGCGCTGAACACCACGTCCCCTAGCTCCACCGATCGTTTCGTGTCGCTCAACATGCACCTGATTGGTGGTGTCAAGGGCGACACGGGCGCAGCGGGAGCCGCTGGTGCTGCGGGAGCGACAGGGCCGACGGGTCCGGCAGGACCGGGTGTCCCGGTCGGCGGCACCACCGGACAGGTGCTCGCCAAGACCAGCAACTCGGACTTCGCCACCGGATGGACGCCAGCAGGCGGAGGCCTGACCGATCACACCCACGCTGCGACCGGCTCCGGTGCCACGGGCGGCGGAGACGCGCTCGAGCCGGACCACATCCAGTCGCGCATCCTGTGGCTCCGCGCTCTGGGCTTGGGCGACGTCGCCTTCGGTGGCTGGACCGCCGCCGACGACGCGAACACCTTCAACCGCTGGCAGATCCGCGGTGACGGCACGATCGAGTGGGGTCCTTCCGTCACCACCTACGACACCCGCCAGCGACGCAGCGGCGTCAAGACGCTCACCTTCGACGACGGGGCTGGTGGCGCGGTCACGCTCAATGTCGTGGGCACCATCCAGCAGGGTGGCGTCGGGGTCAGCACCACGGCTCATGCTCACGCTGGCGTGTACGAACCGGCTGGCACGGTCGGGACGCACGCCGCAGCAGCCGATCCTCACACCGGCTACCAGAAGGAGTCCGAGAAGGGGGTCGCGTCGGGCTACGCCAGCCTCGACAGCGGAGTCCTCGTGCCGGTCGCTCAGCTCGGCACCGGCACCCCGGACGGGACCAAGTTCCTCCGGGACGACCGGACGTGGGCCGTCCCTGCCGGTGGCGGAGGCGGAGCGCCCACCAACGCTCAGTACCTCGTGGCGGCAGCGGATGCCACCCTCAGTGCGGAGGTCGTCGTCGGGGCGACTCCGGGTGGGGAGCTCGGCGGGACGTGGGCAGCGCCGACCGTCGATGCATCCCACGGCGGCGGAACGCACGCGGCGACTCAGGCAGCAGCGGAGGCGACAGCAGCAGGGGCACTGTCGACTCACGCCGCCGCAGCGGATCCTCACACGGGCTACCAGCGGGAGAGCGAGAAGAACCAACCGAGCGGATACGCGGGACTGGATGCCAGCACTCGCATCGCGAACGGGCAACTCGGCAGCGGCACGCCAGACAAGTTCAATGCCCTCGCCGGTGACCGGACGTGGGACAAGCGATGGCTCGTCTGGGCGCTGCCCGCTACCCTCGCCGTCCCCGGAACGGCATGGGTGGATACCGGCTGGGAAGTCACCGTCACTGCGGCGTCCAACATCCCGCTCGTGATGTTCTACATCCACAATCGTCAGGCGACGGGCGGCGGACTCCAGATCCAGTTCGTCAGCACCGGCGGAGGCAACATCAGGGCGGCGCTGGAGCCGGGTGATGCGGCGGGCACGTCGTGGGGCACGTTCAGCTCCATGGCGAACTACGCGACAGCCTATGGAGGGGTGATCCCCAGCGCGAACGCTGCGGGTCGCTACGCTCGCATGACGGGGCGTCTCAACATCGCCGGTCCCGGCGTGGTCAAGCTTCAGGTCAACAGCATCGCGGCTGCTGCCGTTCAACTCGTGGTCGGCACGTGGATCCAGTACGCCGTCGTGCCCGAGTGATGTGCGGGTTCAGCATCGACCCGATCGACGTGCTCGCTTACATCAGCATGTTCAGCATCGGCATGGTGGCAGGGTTCGCGATCGACAGCCTACGTGGACGCTCGTGAGCCACGCGCGAGCAGCGCTCGCCGGGGCGCTCGTCATGCTGCTCGGCATCTGGGTGATGGCGAACGACCAGACCGGGTGGGACACGAAGGACGTGGTGTTCGCGGTGCTGGCTCTGCTCGTGGTCGTGCTGCTGCTGCTCGGCGTCGATGTCCGGCGGGAGCGCTACCGTGGCGCTCACTATGATGAGGACAAGCCCAACGATGAGGAGGCTCCATGAGTTACCTGCCACGCCATCAACGACAGCTCAACGGCACGCCCACGGCCGGAGCCGACTGCGGGGTGCGGAGCACCAGCATGGCGATCGACTTCGCCACCAAGGGCAAGACGGTCCCCACGGTGACGGCCCTCCGGAGCCGCATGGGCGTCAAGGCTGGGAGCACCACCACCGCTGATCAGCAGCGCGGCGCTCAGTCCTACAACACGCCCGAGGAGACGGGAGGCCGCAAGCCCATCAAGTTCAACCGTCATGTCGGGGTGCCGTTCAGCACGTTCGTCCCGGCGCTGAAGAACGGCAGCGTGGCGGTCGTCCTCAGCCTGTCCTACAAGGTCGTCAACAACAAGAAGCCGGGGCTCAGCGGCGACCCGAACTTCATGGGCAGCCACAGCGTCATGTTCCTCGGCAGCCGCCAGACGGCATCGGGCGGCACCGAGGTCAAGGCGTGGGACAGCCTCTACGACGGGCGACGGGCGTCCATTCCCAAGGGGCCTCAGTGGTGGCCGCTGTGGCTCGTCGAGGATGCGTGCGCGGCCTTCGCCGCAGCGGCGGGAGCGGGCAAGGCGACGGGAGGCATCGTGCCCACGCCAGCACTCCTGTCCGTGCCAGTGCCCACGCCTCCGCCCCCGGATCCTGAGCCTGAGCCGCCCATCGACCTGCCCGAGTCCCCGACCCGTGAGCAGGAGATGGAAGAGGCGCTCAACGAGGAGCGCGCCGCGCTGGTGGACTTCATCGTCGCCGCACAGGCACGCATCCTGGAGCTCGACCGCATCAACCCGCCGAACACCCAGCAAGCTCTTGCCGTCGTCGAGGATGGTCAGTCTCCTGAGGATTCAGAGTAGCCTGTCGTCCGGAGCCCAACAGCCTAGGAGGCACGTTCATGTCGAAGCAGAACCCCGAGGGTATCCCCGCGAACCTCTCCGAGGAGCAGCGCCGAGCGCAGGTAGCTCAGGAGGCCGGTGGCGGGTACACCAACATGATCGGACGAGAGAACGTCACGGGGGCGGTCAGCGAGAGCGGTGACGTGGTCACCGGGGTCCGCAGCGACCCCACCGCCACGCAGGAGCTCGCCGACCAGACCACCGACGCGAACTACGAGCGGGTCGCGAAGATCCGCAACGAGGAGCGTGAGGCGAAGGAGCGGGCTGCCGAGCAGGACGCAGAGCGTCTTGGCCAGCAGCCCACTCAGGAGCGCTAGTTCTCGCCCCAGAACAGGGCGATCAGGGTGATGGCGCTGACCCCTAGAAAGGTCAGCGCCACGATCCCGAGGCTGATCCAGTCGATCACCGTCAGGCTAGGCAACGTGGATCACGTAGACGCCTCGGTCATACCCCTCCCCGTGCTCGTAGTGCGGGACTCCCTTGAACATGCACTCGGCCCATTCGCACGCCAACTCTTGCGGAGCGAATAGGGCCGAGAGCTCGTCCCCCAGCAGAACCCGGCGAATGTCGTTGGGTGCCAGCACGTCCCCGAAGTGGCCGGGATGGCGTTCCTCGACGATGTCCGACAGCCGCCGCGCCACGTCCCACAGCAGGTCCCGCGTGATGGTGATGCTCGGGTCAGCCATCGGTGCGGAACAGGGTGTTCGGTTCGCCCGGGAACGCGAGGAAGTTGACCAGCAGATAGGCAGCCATCCACACGACCACGATGATCGCAAGGATCAGCAGGAACCGGCGGAACGCGAGACTCATGGGTTGTGACCCCTTCCGATGTGGAACGTGACCGGCTGGCCGGGGTAGAAGCGGAACACCGCGAACTGCGGCTCACTGAACTCGATGGGTGGCACCGTGAACTTGACGGTGAACTTGGCACCGCCCACCTTTCCGCCGCCGCTGGACCACACTCCGCACTCGTTGGGGTCGTTGACGTCCAGCTCCAGCGCGACGTAGACGGTGGTGTGACGGAAGCACTGGACGAGGATCCGGTCCCAGTACCACGAGTTGAACAGCGGCGGGATCCAGTTCTTCTGATAGTAGGCGTTCAGGGTGAAGCCCCACAGCGCCGTGCCGATCTCTAGGTTCCAGTTCCCATCGCTGTAGGGGATTGAGCCTCCTGCGGTCCACATCGCCGGGAAGGTCGGGTTGTTCTTGACGAGGGTGTCCCGCTCCGGGGTGCATTTCGTCACGCGCTGCTCATAGCTCAGCCACGGACGCTTCGTCTCGAGCGCCTCCATGCACGCCTTGTCCGCGTAGGCGTTGGTCACGGCTGGCGCTGCGACCCCGAGTGCTGTGATGCCGAGCAGGGCGCTCAGCATCAATCGCTTGGTGTTCATCGGTCGATGTCCTCTGGTTCCGTTGGGCATGGTCAGGAGCCGTCGCGGCCCAACGCACGACGGCTCCTGATGAATGGTGCTATTCAGCTCTCCTCATAGGCCTCCACTAGGATGCGAGCGGCCCGAACGTTGTCAGCCGCGTCCGCCAGTGCTCCCGCTGCCTCGGCGAGAGCCTCTAGCGTGTTGGGCTGGAGGGTGCTGTAGAGGGTGATGTCTGAGGTGGCCGAGTCAACCGCTGCTGACAGGGCTGTGATCCGCTGGAACAGCATCATCTCCGCGTCCCGGTGCTGTTCCCTCGCCTTCTGGATCTGTGGGCGGGCTATGCGGGAGCTCCTTTCCGTAGTAGGCGACCAGCATCCAAGCCGACCTCCGCAGGGCGCTCTCTGCTGTCCTCAGTGCTTGGCGGATCTTGGGGTTCAGGTGAAGCGACTCCGGACCGGGCACGATCTTGAGCAGCTCCTCGACCTCTTCGATGGCCCGCGACACGCTGACGTAGTCCTCGACGTGCTCGTCATCCACGTTGCGGTAGTCCGTGGGGTTCGGCTTGTACCGTCCCGGACTCGGGTCTCCGATGGGCATCGCTTTCACCATGGTGAGCCTCCTACGTGGGCTGTCGAAGGTGCAGCGCCTCTGCGATGTTGAGGTACTCCTCCCCCACCGGAGGGAGGTACTGCCAGACGGCTTGGAACCGATTGAAGCCCAGCTCCGCGCCGTGCTGGTAGACAAGATGGGTCAGGTCGTACCAGTCGGGCAGGGGAACGGGCGAGCGTTCCCCTCCGCGACGTTTGCGACCGAGAAATCGCTGATCGGCCAGCGCAGCCTGGAGTTGGCCCGCCACGGACACACTGACGTGTCTCCACGTCCGTATGCCGAGCTGCGTCGCGTAGGCGTCTCCCAGATCGTAGACGTCGATGCTGTGGATGACGATCAGGTCGTCATGGGTGTAGGGCTGATAGTCCTTCCCGGCCGCTTCGATCAGGTCAGCCAGTTCTGGACTCATGCCCGGTGGTAGGGGCTCTGGGATCAGATCACCCATCGCGCACCCATCCCTCGACCCACTCACCCTCGTCATCAGCCCAGATCAGCCGCTGCTCGAAGTGGAACCCACGCCGCTGGAGCATCCCGGCGAGGACTTCGCTGATCACCGTCGGAAAGGCGATGCGCTGGTCGGTCGGGAGTGAGTCCAGGAAGCGGCCCATGTGACCAGCACCGGGCTCGTCACACTGAACCCATGGCACGGCGCGGGTCCCATCCTTCCACACCGACCAGTAGCCCCGGACGTGCGGAGCCAGTTCGTCGAGCTCAAGCATCGCTGGGCACCTTGTCCCAATGCATCGGCTCGGTGCAGGTTGTGTAGTCATCGCTGCCGTGATGACCCAGCGCGCCACGCTCGTTGAGGGTGACCTCTACCCGGCCACCGGGCAAGGGTCCGAGACCGGCGACCTTTCGGGCGTGCTCCCACGCTAGGTCCTTGGCTTCCTGCTGCTGGTCCGGTCCCACGTTGGTGACCATGGCAGCCGACAGCGACTGCGCAAGGTTCCAGTTCAGCTCCAGCAGCCGAGCGTCGTCATCATGGATTTGACGCTTTTTGGCCGCGATGAACCTGCCGTCACCCAGATCGTGGTAGGCGGTCACCACGTACCACACTCCGGTGAGCACGGAGCGGAACACGCGGGGCGGTCCACCACGGATGTACTTCGGCTTCTTCTCAGCCGTCATCGGGCTTCTCGTAGGTGCCGCCGCTCCCGATCAGGCGCTTCGCCTCGAACGCTGCGTGCTGCATCTGCTCCGCGTAGCGATAGGCCACGCTCAGGTCCCGCATGTTCAGCGCGCTGTCCACCAACCTGTTCAGTCGGCGAGCCTCACGCAGCGCCTTGCGAACCTCCCGCGTGTCGATGGTGACGGTGCTCATTGCACGTACTCCTTCACGTCCTCATCTGGCGTCGGCATGTCGATCTCGCGACGCTCCACCATGTCCGCCAAGACGCGCAGCGACGATGCGAGCAGCTCACGCTTCTGCTCGTCGGTGTAGTCACGCGGGATGGGGATGCGCGCGATGAACTGGTGGTCCTTCTCTGCCATCACTTGATCTCCTTCAACTGCTGGGCGAGCATCGCGCACTGGCCGGTGACGTAGACACGGTCCCGGTAGACGGCTGCCCGATCTGAGAGGTCCATCACGCCCTTGTACCGAGCCTCGATGCCCGGAGCAAGGTCACCCGCGTGACAGCAGTCGAAGCCGAACCACCACACGTCCTCCGGCCGACCCGGCTCGGGAATGTGGCAGATGCCGTGGCCCTCCGGTGCCGTCTCCTCGCACGCTGCGGCGAAGCTCAGGCCACCGTGGACCTCCACGTCGGGCTCCTCGTAGTCCTTCCCGTGTAGAGGATGCTCCGGTGGCACGCCGACGTAGCCGCACCAGTGTCCGCTGTGCTCGTTCCGGACCATGATGCAGTCGAGGTCGGTGCCGCTGTCCACCCACTGGATCTTGTCCGGCTCGTACTGCCACGGTCCATCACCCCACGCCGTCTTGTCGACGTGGGTCCACTCCTGCGCCATGTCTGATCTCCTCTGAGGGGCGTCTAGAGACCGCTCTAAGCCCGGAAGATGCAAGGAGCGGTGTTACTCCACTCTCAGAAGCAACGCCGCCCCTCGCGCCGTTTCTACTCAGCGCCTACGACCACCGCATCCGCGATGACCGCAGCCGCCGCACCATCCCCCACGATTGCACTCACAGGGGCACTTGTCGTTCATGGTGAGCCTCCCCCGAGGGGGCGGGCGACACGCAGGTCGCCCGCCCTTGTTCGGGAAGACTACCGGGAGCCGACCAACCCCCGGGAGCCGTCGCTATCCACGCCCTCGACCTCGCCGTTGACGTGGTGGCCCGACTGGATCTGTGCTGCGAGCACCGTCGCCTTGGCAGTCAGGTCGGCTGCCTTCAGCACGTCGGACCGCTTGTCAGCCTCACGCGGCGCGAGCAGCGCGAGCTGATTCTGCATGGACAGGGTGGCGATCCGCAGGTCCGCGCTGGTGACGCGGAGGCCCGGATCCTCAGGGTCGCGGCTGATGGCCGTCAGCTTCGACCGCTGCACCACTTCCATGATGACTGCCGGGATGTTGCCCGCGAGCATCTGACCGATTTCCGTCAGGTCCTCGTTGGGGTCCACCCGACCCGCACCGTACAGACGCACGAGGCGCTCTGCCGACTTGGCATCCGGCGGCTTCACGTCGATGACCGCGTCCAGCCGACCGGGCCGGAGCATGGCCTGATTGATGCCCATGACGTCGTTGGTGGTGAGGATCACCATCAGCTCCGCCGTCTTGGACTCGACGCCATCCACGATGTTGAGGATCTCGTCCATGCTGATGTTCCGCTCTCCGGACATCACCCGATCGATGTCCTCGCAGAACACGACGCTGGGCTGGTACATGCGAGCGAGCCGCAGAACCTCGGCCAGTTCGTCTGCACGCTCGGCCAAGATGAACGTCCAACCGTTCGCAGCAGCGATGGCTGCCGCGACCAGACTGGTCATGCTCTTGCCCGTTCCCCACGGACCGGCCAACAGCACGCCGCGCTTCAGGCTGACGCCCTCCTGCTTGACGCGCTCCCGGTGTTCGATCATCGTGAAGATGCTGGTCTCCACGTTGGCCGACACGTCATCGTTGAAGATGAGCTGGTGCCGAAGCTCCGGCCGCAGCTCCAGGAAGTGCGGCTCGGGCATCTCGATGTGCATCCCATCGTCATCCCGCAGCCGAATCCGGAAGGCACGGCTCTTGTAGATGGACTGCTCGCGGACCAGACGCTGCGTGCGGTCCACCAGTTCCATCACGATCCGCTCGTGCTTTCGCTTGACCTGACCACCGATGTAGAAGGTGGTCCGCTGGCCGTCCGTCCGGTCCATCCCGGTCTGCACGTAGCCGCTCACACCGGGGAGCTCCATCCTGCCCCACGGCACCTGCACCGTCGTGTTCGGACCCGTCCGCACGGCGAGCATGGTGGGCGGCGTCATGCCGAACCACCCTGCGATGCCCACGCCGTGGACGTACCCGAACTGCTCCTTGCACGCGAGGTAGAAGGCGTGCGCGCAGTCGGTGACCAGCCCCTCGATGGGGGCATGGATCCCCGTCTGCTCCTCGTTGTAGGTCTTCTCCCGCTGGAGCGCCACGATGGCGCGATCCAACGACATCCCTTCGGGCAGGACGATCTTCTGCCCCTTGTTCTCGACCTTCACCACATCGACTGTGGTGGGCTTCTCCTTCGGCATGGTCGTGCCGAGCCTCCTGTTGCTGGGCGCTCCTCAGTGCGGAGTCTCGCCCACCTCCGCAGACGGCTTGCAGCCGTTTCGTTCAGTTCACAAGGTGCTTCCTGATGGAGCCCACCACGTCCTTGTCCATGCCGAGCGTCCACAGGCTGACGTGCTCCGTGGCGAAGACGAGCGACTTGCCGTCACCGCTGGCTGCCACCAGTGCCGGAACCTCGCGGCCCATCATGACGGTCAACTCGTCACCCAGCAGCTCCGGGTCCACCAGCACGCCCGGTTCCAGCGGTGGCACCATCCACACGTCCCAATCCGGCTCCTGCGCGTGCGGGTCGATGTTCCCGGTGATGGTGCCGAACTCGTTGGTGGCGCTCCAGACCTTGCTGTTCGACTTGAACAGCATCGGCAGGTCACCCTGACCCGACGAGGCTAGAGACCCCAGCGGGTGCATCCCGTAGTGCTCGATGCAGAGGCTGGTGGCTGCCTCTGTGACCGGGTCCACGCTGGCGACCCGGATGCTGATCAACTGCACGTCACTCGATGCGCGCACGTCCACGTGGACCCCGTCACCCACCGGCACGAACCAGACCGGTGACTCGTGCGCGACGTGATCAACGGCCATGAGGGCGAGTGTGAGGTCGCGGTTCTTGGGGGAGAACCTGATCATGTGGTCTGACTCCTGTGTGTGATGGGTGTGAAGGCGGGCAACGGTTGTCCTTGTCGGTGCAGCCACACCGGGATGCCGAGCATCAAGGCGCTGACCATGGCGTTCGCGGTCCCCGGACTGCGACCGTTGGGTCCGTAGAATGCGAGCAGCAGCCGAGCCCCATCGAGCATGGCCCGGTTGCGAACGTGTCCTGCTCCCTTGCCGAACCGAGTCCAGTCGGCGTTCCAGACCTCGTGCGGCATGTCAAGTTGACGGACCACCGCCCGGACGATGGCGTCGAGTCCCCTCGCGTCACCGACCCGGACGATGGTGGTGGGCTCGGCGTAGTGAATGCCTGTCAGCACGCCGCGCACCACCGTGATGTCGTTGAAGTCCCGGCTGCCGCTCAGGACGATGTAGTCGCTCAGTTGAGGCGTGGGTCTGGCGGGATCACCGCGTTCGCGGCAGCCATCGCTGCCGGATCGTTCGGGTCAACCTGCCCAATCACCTGCACCTGATTCATGCCCCGTGGCATCTCGCTCTGTGGTCCTGGATCGGGAGCCCACCGGAGGTTCCCGCTGCGGACCCCGACCCATGTCTTGAGGCGCTTGGCACGCTCCAGCCGGAAGCCCGTCCTCGTGTCGACGAGGATGCCCCGGCCAACCATCTCATCGTTGAAGAACAGGGTGCCGTGGAAGCAGAGCGCTGGGCAGAACTCCCGGAAGCTCTCGGTCCAGTCGTTCTGGCTCAACACGAGGGCGTTGTACTCACCCTCTTCGCCGTTCCACTCGGCCGACTCGACGTGGATCTCCTTCGGACCCATCACCCAGCCCAGCGTCATCAGTCGCATCTCGATCAGGAAGCGGCTGAATGCGATCTCGTCCTTGCGCGCTTCAAGCTCCGGCTTCTGCAACGACGGGTCGTTGACCAGTTCCAGTGCCAGTTCACAGATCTGCTTGTCGAACAGCCAGACCGGTGAACGCATGACGAACATCTTGATGATGCCGTCGCGCACGGTGAGTGTCTTCATCCGATCGTCGGACATCGTGCTCAGGGTGTGGCCGTGGTCGTGTTCCCGCATGGTTCACTCCAGTGCTCGCTCCACAATGCCGTCCATCCAGTCGGACGGCCTCCAGTACCGGACGGTGTGGCCCACGGCTTTGAGCCACTCTGCCCACATGACCTGCTCTGGTCTGATGTCTCCCAGCTCCGTCTTGAGCTCCACGAACAGGAGCTTCCGTCGGACGAGCACCAGATCCGGGAAGCCGGTGTCACCTTGGACCACACCGGCCTTCGCGTTCCGTACGTGATAGGCGTGCCAGCCCTTGACCTTGGCGATGACGAGCACGTTGGCCAGCAACTCGTCTTCCTTCATGGCCCGGGCGATCTGCTCCCGACCAGTCAGCACCTGACGCTTGGTCACCGCCGCTTGGCCAGTTCTTCATTGAGGGCGTGGGTACACGCCTCGTACCAGACCTCCGCGTTGTTCAGGCTCACTTGCTGCTCCCGGTTGGGCTCAGGCCACGCAGCGGTGAGCCGAGCGATGCGTCGTGCTGCCGAGTAGTGCTGACCCCGTAGCCAGCGGAGCCGGTCGGTGCCCTCTGGCAGCGATGTCTTCAAGATGTCGAGAAACTGCGCCAGCAGCGTTGGTTCCTCAGTCACTTCCACTCCTCCTGTCCAGGGATGGTGCGGTTCAGGTGGATGACCTGCTCGGTCATGACGATGAACTCGCGCTCCGGGAACTCGGTCTGAAGTGGCCGGTCCTTGGCGACCTGCCAGCCATGGCGGAAGGCGGCGTACAGGAGTCCGTGGTCCAGCGCGCTCCGCGCCGGATAGCGGTCGAGCAGCCGTCGGGTCTTGCGGTTGACCCACCACGACACGACCAGCGAGATGGTGCAGACGAGAGCCGAGATGACGACCACCCAATCGGCCACCGTCATCACGGCTTGAGCCTCCGTATCAGCAGGAAGTTGCAGTGAGTGATGGTCGTCACGTTGCCGCACTCCTCACACTGACCCTGCCGGTACAGGACGTTCGGGATGGCCATGGTCTGCCGCTGCCCACAGGTGGAGCACGTCCACTTCTGGTACAGCACGTCCCCCCGTGGGACGAGCTCCTCGAAGCTCTTCAGGACCTCCTCGATGGGGTAGTCCGGCGCGTCAGACTTCGACATCAGTGGCCATCACATCGAAGGGGTTCACGATCACCTCGCTCTCGCCCCTCGCTGTGAGGTAGGCGTAGACATGCTTGCGCTTGACCTTGGCGACGATGATGGCCGGGTTCGGTCGGTTCCTGACGCGGAGGGCCGCGCCATGAGCGAACTTCTCCGCCACGCTCTTGTCAAGGGACCATGCGATGCCCACCGGCAACCTGTCCGGGTCCCTGCCGAACGTGTCATCGTCGAAGGCGTCCTGCCCCCGGTAGATGCGGAGCACCGCACCGGGCAACGGACGCCCGTCCGTGATGGGACGCCGCTTGTTGTGAAGCCACGCCTTGTGCCACATCGTCAGGAACCGGACATCGGTGTCGTCCGGATCACTGAACGCCCACAGCTCAGGGAGGATCTCGAACAGCTCCTCCTCGGTGCAGTACCCACGATCCTGCGCCCGCAGCGCGAAGTCCACCCGTCCGTACGAGCCGACGAAGTGCAGCGCCCGCTGGAAACTGACACCAGCCTCCAGCATCTTGTCGCTGCGCTCAGCGCTGACCAGATCGCCGGCCATGATGATGGCCGTGATGTACGGGAGGCTGGGGTCCTTGTCGAGGAGCTCCTGCGCCTTCCGTGTCCGTGGCTCCTCACGCTCAGCGAGAGCCTTGGGGTCATCGAATGGAACGGGCGGGAAGAAGGAGTCGACGAGGATGTCCTCGTCGCTCTTCTCCCTCTGCCCGGTGGCCGGGTTCGGGTCCATGGTTGAGCCTCCTATGGGTGGGTCAGACGCGACCCGCCTTCCGTAGCATCCGCCAGAGCGTGATGAACTCCTGCTCCATCGGACCTATCTTGGTCTCGCTGATGACTAGGTCGGCTAGGTCCTGACGGCCAGCCGCACGCAGAGCGTCCACCGCCCGGTGCAGATCCTCCTGCCCATTCACCAATGAGCGGAGCAGCGGCAGCTCTGCCAGCGGGTCCGCCGGGAATGGCGGCGGTGTCACCGCTGGCCGCTCCGCCGGAGCGATGCCTAGATGACTGAGCAGCGGTGTGGACGGTGGCGCTGGCTTCGGCTCCCGCTTGGGCTTCGGCGGCGCTGGTGTGTCCAGCACCGTCGCGTCCACCCGATTGATCTTCGGCCCGTCCCGCTTCGGCTCGATGCCCATGCCCAGCGGCGTGACGAGGATCCGTACCGGGATACCGTCCGGGTGACTGCTGCCACCACCACGCTCACCCTGAGCACCTTGGCGACCGGGTGACTTGCTGGTGCTGAACCGGAGCAGCCCACGGTTCCGTAGGTCATACAGAGCGTGGGTCACATCGTGAGGGGTGATGCCACACGCCGCGCTGATGCTGCGGACGTTGCTGCCTGTCCATCCCTTGCGCCGGTGACCCATCCGGGCGGCTTCGCCCTGCGCGTCCTTGGCTGTCAGGGAGAACGGCCTGTCACCCTCGGCTCTGGCCCGTAGGTGAGCCATGATGCGAGCCTTCTGGCTGGCGTCGGCTGGTGTGTCTATCGGAGCCCCTATCCCATTGGGACGGGACGCTGGCTGTTGCTGAACCTCTGTCATTAGAGCCTCCTCAGGTAAGAGGGTTGCCGGGTGGAGGCTACCTGACTGCCCCCACCCGGTACACCTAGTGTACCACGCTACGGCACTTCACCGCAAGTTCACCCGACGGCTTCTTCGGCCATCTCCTGCACGGTCAGATCGGCAAGGCCAGTGAACACCTTCCCCTGCTTTTCGGTCTGTTCGCGGGCTCGCTCTTGTTCCTCTTCCTGACTGCCGCACGCCGTGAGCTTGGTGCGGAAGTAGGACACGATGCTGATGCGCTCGACGCCGCACGTCTCACTGTGATCGAGACGCGGAGCGCCCGACCGAAACGCTCCCATCTGCTCACCGCAGACGTTGCACGTCATGGCCGTGTTCCCATGCCAGCGGTGAGCATCCATCAGGATCAGGTCACCGTGCTGCATGTCCACGGCGACCCGGTTCTCCACGAAGGTGAACAGGCCACCGCTGTAGGAGCCGCGCCGGAGCACGGCGAGGGTGCTGAACCCCTCGTCCAGATCACCGCTGTCGGTGTGAACACCCGTGGGGTACGAGTTGTTCACGGTGATGGTTGTGAACGGTGTGCCCTCGATGATCCAGTCCGGGTGCGTGTCCCTCACCTGCCGCATCTGGTTGGTCCATCGGTCGGGCACGTTCTCAGCGAAGTGACGCCCGATCAACTGGAACAGCGGGAACAGGCTCCGGTACTTGTTCCACTCCTTGCCGGACCACGCGGTCAGGCGACAGTAGCGGAACTGGCCTCCCGGGTCGATGCTCCCGATGATGGCGCTCGACACGTTCGGTGCATAGGTCACGGCTCCCTCTGCGTACCGCTTCTCCCGAGTGCCGCCGCTGGCGAGCCCTCGGTTGCTGCTGACGGTCTTCCTGAGCTCGTGGAGCACGTCGTAGGACCCGTCGAGGGTCTCACCCTTGAGGATCCCAGGAAGGTAGATGGCGAGCAGCGTGCCCGTGGTGTCCTTGACGATGGTGGGACCCACCAGCAGGATGTCGATGTCGGCGTTGCCGACGAGCTTCCCCTTCTTCTGCTCCAGATCCTCGGCGCTGATCTTGGTCCGCACCCGGACCTCACTGAACGCGGTCACTTCGCTACCTCATTGCCAGCCGTGTCGTAGGTCTTGCCCTTGCGCTGAGGCAGGAGCTTGAGCTCGTACTGACTGCTCGTCTCCTCGAACACCGGCTCACTGGTCAGTGTAGGGAAAAGTGCGTGAAGACGGTGAGCTCCCTCGCTCCTGGATACTTCCGTCCGATAGGTCTGCATCCCGCCGTGCTTGGCGTAGTAGTCAGCGTCGATGCAGACGTACCCGCACCTGATGACGCCACCGTGCTGGAGGTAGAAGCGGATGGTCCGCTCGTAGTCCTCCTTCTCGTCGATCACGGTCTGCGCTGGCGGGTCCTTGACGGTGAAGCCATAGAACCCACCCACGATGAGGCGCAGGTCGGTGGTGATGACCCGCTTCATGAAGAAGCCGTTGCTGATGGGATAGAGGCCGAACAGCGTGTCGTCATAGAGCGTGGCGACCCGCCGGAGTGTGCGGATGGTCATCGGCAGGTTGGCTGGCACGAGCTTCTTGTTCCTGTCGATGGTGAGGTAGCCCTTGATGTCGTCGTCCGTGCTGACGAGCTTCGTGCCCACCGGGTACGAGCGGGCGATCAGGTTGCGGACGCCGCGCACGCAGAGCGTCTGCTCGCCTGTGTCCGCGAGGGTGTAGGTGCGAACGGTGATGCCAGCCTCGTCGCGGACAGCGGCGCGGTAGGCATCCCCCTCCTCTTCTGCGACCCATACCTCCACCTTCTCGATGGAGCATCCCGCTGCTTTCAGCGAGGTGATGGTGCGCGCCACGATGGTCTCGTGACGCCCACGGCTCGGGATGGTGAGCACGTCCCACGGTGCTGTGCTCATGCGGGCACCGCCTCGTTGAGTGGCGTGGTCAGGTCGTGGGGCCGGACAGCACCCTCGTCGACCACGCATCTTCCAGCGGCGCTACCGCTCGGGATGGAGTACCTGCTGCGAACGAATGACCGTGCGCCCTTGCGCTTGAAGTAGGTGTCGATGGTCGGGTTCGGGTGGTTCTTGATGCCATGCTCACAGAACACGCCCACCAGCGCCGTCTCATCCCGGAACACATGCGTCAGCACGTGGAGCGGCAACGGAATGAGGACCGTGCGGATCTCCCCCGTGTCACGGTCGATGCTGGGGAACCCCTCCTCGTCGGTGGCGTTCACGCGCACGTCCTCGTAGCGGCCTACCCGGAGGCAGGAGCCACAGGCTGAGCACAGGACGTGTTGCGTGTCGGTGCAAACCTCCGGCTGGATGAAGCTCATGCTTCGCCGCCGAGGTCTTGCAGTCCGGGGAGCTCCTCGTAGGGGATGTCCGTGGGCCACAACGGCTCAGGTTCTGGATCAGGTGCCTTCACCTTCTCCACCTTGGGAATGAACCTGTCGATGCACCCGAGGATCACCGTGCGAGTGAAGGCAAGGTCGCTGATGCTGGTGACGAGCAGCCGGAGGTCGAGCATCGCGCTCCGCACCGCCATCTCCGTCGCCGTCAGCGGTGCGATCTCACCAGCGACGTTCTGCCCTCCCTGCTCCCATGCGCGCTGGCGCTTGACCGCCTCCAGCACGGTGTCGATGGTCCCCTTGGTGCCGAACGCCTTCCGCAGCTCCTGAACGCTGCTGGCGAAGTCGGCGTAGTCGTTCTTGCTGAACCGGAGCGGAACCTCGTTGAGCCGACCGCTCTCGCGGTGGGTCTCAGCCCGCTCCTTCACCTTGGCCTCGAACTCAGGATCCAACTGAGCGTAGTCCGCTTCGGTTGCGGCACCACTCAGGGTGGCGAGGCCCTCCAGCTCATCTTCCAGATCAGCCAGTTCCTCGTCATCCCACAGGGTGCCCATCAGGCCCGTCTCGTCGGACAGCCGACGGAGGCCGCTTGCGAGCTTCGCCTTGTCGTACCCTGCGAGGTCACTGGAGCGGTTGTCGTCGAGGAGGAATGCGTAGGCCTCCTCGTCGTCCATCTCCTGGAACACCATGGCCGCGTCAGGCCAGCCGATCTCCTTGGCTGCCGCCCACGTCCCGTTCCCCTTGACGATCCTCCCCGTGCTGGCTTGGACCACGATGGGAGCCCGCTGACCGTGGGTCAACAGGCTCTTCGTGATCTTGTCCAGCCGGTGCTTGCGCACGTTGTCAGGATGCGGCCGAGCATCCGCCAGTGGATGTCGGTACTGCTCCAACTCGGGTGCGATGCTGCTCTTGACTGGCACCAGAGCCTCCCTATAGAACGACCCCGAACAGCCGTCGGGGTCAAGCGGTCAAGCAGAAAACCGGCAAGCGGCACCCGGAGCGCCGGGAGAGCGGAGGCTCAACTCCCTCCCTCGACTCAACAGGCACACCGCTCACCGGCTCTCTGCTTGACTCTATTCTACTCTGAGGGGACTCCTTCACGCCAGTTTACGAGCGTGAGGTCAGGTACCCGACAAGGGCCTCCAGTGCCTCGTCGATGGTGGGCTTGGTCATGCTGAACATGGCCTCCATCTCATCGGTCAGGATGGAGCTGGGGACCAGCACCCGGACTCGAGTGCTCCGGTTGCCGTCGATGCAGAGCACGATCCGCTCCCACGGCTTCGCTCGTTGGCTGATCAGGTCCAGCAGGTTGCCTGACTTGTCCACCGTCATCTCTTCCCCTCTCACCGCCGCTCACTGAGGCTCCTGAGCGCCTGACTCACTCTCACGCACTGAGCCAGCAGGGTCTTAGGGTGTTCGCACCCACGGGCATCCTCACTGAGCACCTTGTGGATGGCCGACGGACTGAGGATGTGACTGCACGAGCAGCGGCCCACGGTGAGCTCGCAGCCGGTACATCGCTCGGCCATGTTCCGCCACGACTGGCGCTCCGGGATGAACACGTCCCGGCCGCACCTTCTGCACAGGTTCATAGCTTCCTCATCTGTGGCGGACAGGGTCGCGAGGCTGGTCGGGCTTCTTGTGCCCGTCCCAGTCCTCGCTCTTCCCCTGCCAGCCGCACTCACACAGCATGGGAGCCTCGTTGGTCGGCCTCCCGGTGGAGTAGTTGACCATTGCGATGATGTGCTTGCGGACGGGTCGATTGGTCGCAGGCCCGTCCGTCCCCGGATTGAACCGGCCGAAGGTGGAACCCTCCAGCGTAGGGTTCCACTTCCGCTTGGCCTCTTCAGTCACGGACCCACCTTCACGCTGATCTCGGTGGTCTCCCCGGTGTCCCACTCGAAGGCGATGGCACCGTCGCTGCACGGCACGATGAATGGCTCGGGCACACCGAACGCCACGAGCATGTCGTAGAAGCGGAGCGCTTCCTGATGGACCTCGAAGGTGATGCGCTCCGCTCCGTAGGAGTCCCAGTTGTTCGGGAGCTGAGCCAGTTCGGCGAGCTTCTGCACACCGGTCCTCTCCGGTGGGCGGGGCGCGGGGAGGGTGGCGAGCCACGGGTGCCGCTCGATGACCGTCTCGACGCTCTCTCGGCAGACGCAGTGCTCGTCTCCCAACTCACCAGGGTCGGAGACATCGTGGATGAGCAACGCCACCCGCTCCGTGTCCAGCGCCGCCGTCCGGTCCGGCTCCGGTGGGCGGGGCGCGGGGAGGTTGGCGGCGGTGATGACCCGAGCCATGTGTGTTGCCAGATCCGACCAGTCCTTGATCCAAGTCGGGCTACAGATGCACGAGCCCTCGTAGTCGATGCCGTGGCCGTCGGTGAGTGCCGCCACCAGCGCCGTCGTCCGGTCCGGCTCCTCCGGGCGGTCGTGAGTCATGGCCGGACCTCGAACACGAAGTGCCCGCCCCGGCTGGACATGACCCAGCACAGGATCCAGAAGAGACCGTTGTCCTGGAGCGCCTCGATGATCGACTCGTTCCCGGACCAGCCTCCCGTGTGGAACTCCCAGCGCCGCTCGTTCTCCTGGACGTAGTCGGGGTATCGCCAGAGCTTCTGGCAGTACCGGAGCAGCTCGTTCCAGTCGGGCAGGGTGTCACCCTTGGACCCGAACCGACGGATCCGCTTGAGTGCCAACGCCGTCGGGTAGCCGTCGTCGTCAAGGTCATCTAGGGATGAAACATCAGCCGGTTCTCCAAAGTCGGGAGCCTTCCGACCGTTTTCCTCCCGGATGCTCCACATTCGGGGCAGGTCAGGCGGAGCAAAACCTCCCCCTTGCGGACTACTTCCCACGTCCATGCCAGCGGGCACGTCGCGGGCGGCTTGGTCCTTGTCATCCCTCACCCTTGGCCTCCTCCGTCTTGCCCTCCGTGGCTGCGGACAGCGCCCGCTGACGGATGGCCTCCAGTGCCGGGTCAACCTTCTCGATGCGTGCCGTCACGGTCTGCTCCCGCAGCTCATCAGCACGAGCGTCAGCAGCGAGCAGAGCATCCACGGCAGCGGCAGGGAGGCGCTTGCTCATGCGACGGAGCACCGTCTTCCGAGACATCTCCCCGTAGTTCGTGTCCCACGGGGTCTCCTTGCCGTACTTGGACTTCTTCTTCGTGGCTCCGTACCGATCCCGGATCACGTTGATCTCGGCCTCGGTCATCCACTCCACGATGCGCCGACCGCTCGGCATCCACGCGATGCCGTACACGCCCCGGTAGCCTCCGCTGCCGAGTTGACTGCCGTCTTCCTGCCGCTCGGGCAGCGCCGGGATGTGATGAACGTCTGGCTCGGAACCGAGGGTGAGCTTGAAGTCATCCTCATCATAGACGATCTGACAGTCGATGTCTTCGACCATTCTTGAGTTTCTGATGCGCTTCAGATATCCGCGGTACATCGGCATGAACGTGGCCTTGCCGTCGTAGACGACGATCGTACCGTCCTCAGTCAGCGGCGTCAGGCCCATGGAAGCCGCCGTCTTGATGGCATCCAACAGGCTCATCGGCTCCGCATCTTGCAGGAGCTTCGTGTTCCGAGCCAGCGCGGTGAACACCACCGCGAGGAACTGATCGGTGGTGGTCTTGTCGCCGCCCATCATGGCCCGGAAGGCACGCGCCACCGAGCCGTTCCCCTTGACAGCCTCGCTGATGGTGAGGTAGTTGCGTTCTGCGACCGAGATGCGCTGCTCCGGAGCCTTCTGCACACCCTTCTCATTGGGCTGGTTCACGAGTCCTCCTTCTTGGCCTTGGGGTACGGAACCTTGGCCGGGTCGTCCCGCTTGTAGACTCCGAAGATGGTGACGTGCCCGCAGTACGAGCACTCCTCCACCTGCGGCTCCCGGAGGCGCACCGGCATCCTGATCTTGACCTCGTCGCCATTGACCTCGCTCTCCAGTTGGAGCCAGCACTCCTCACAGATGGGCTGGGTCCACGACATGCGCGGTGCGGTCACAGCCGGACGTCCGCTGGCACAGTCACCTTGGTGAACCCGCACGGGCAGGTCCAGTGGAGGTGAGCTCGCTTGATGACGGGACCGGAGCACAGCGCCCGGTCCTCGGGGTGCCACGTGATGCCCCACGACTGCCTTCGGCACTTGGGACAGGTCCCTCCTTCAAAGGGGAGGACCACGGGCTCGTCGTCGTACGGCATCAGTTCGGCTCCTTCATCATGAGATCAGCGACCGCCTTGCCGTCGCGCTCCTTGTCGCCAGTCAGGGTGATGGTCTCCGCAGCCACGAGCTTCACGTTGGCTGGGATGGAGCGTCCTACCGGACACAGCACCCAGATGGGCATGTCGAGGAACATGGCCGCGCCGAGCTCCACGCACACCTTCATGTCCAAGCCCCCCGCCTCTGCCGGTGGCATCAGCAGGAGGAACACCCGGCTGGCCCGGAGCTTGTCGAGCAGTTCAGCGAACGGGTCCATCAGTCGACCCTCCATCCATCAGCGAGCAGCGCATCCATGCTCTCGTACGAGGTCTTGGGCGTGTCCTGCGTGAACTTCTGGAACAGGTTCTTCCGGTACACGTCGGGCACCACGCCACCCACGTCCTCCACCATGACACCGAAGTCGGACTGCCCGTCCCGGTGGCGCTTCACCGGGAGCTGCGGCCACTGAGGCCACTTCTGCGGGCTCGTCATCATGTCGAGCTCCCGCGCCAGATCTTCGTTGGGCATTTCATTTGCTCCTTGGGCGACACGAAATCGCGCCTTGACATCGTCCTGAAGTCGCGTATGGTCAGCGGCCATCGCCGTTCTCCTCGTCATGCTCTCGAACCATCCAGATGAGCCTCCGTGCGTGTGCGAAGTGATTGAGCATGGTCATGTCGATCTCCAGGAGCTTCGTGCCGACCTGCCACACCAGCCAGCCCTCTTCGGGCGACTCGACCAGCCCGCACGTGTGAGCCTCCCCCATGCGGTTGCATTCCGGTCCGTAGCCGTCGATGGCAGGAGCGCACCCGCTGAACTTCATGCGTCTGGCTTCTTCTGCCGGTAGTCCTCGAGGTTGACGATGATCCCCGTGCTCCGGAAGACGGCCTCCTCGAAGGGCATCGACTCGATCACCTCACCCGTGGCCGGGTCCACAGCCTGACCCTTCGCCTTGACAGGCTCCAGCCGGTCGAAGTCACCGGGCTTCCCAGCGAGCACCTTGCGGAACTCGTGATAGGTCTTCACCGCCCGGATCTCCTCCTCCGTCACCGCAGGGTTCGGGCGAGGCTCGGGGTGGCAGATGCCGCCCTCCTGATAGCGCCCGCACTCCCCGCTACCGTCGTGGATGACGACCTCCGGAAAGTCGAAGCAGCGGGTCATCTGTCTTCCTCCGCTGAGTACTCGATGGTGACGCTGCCACGAGCGTCGTCCCAGACCTGCTCGGCCTGACCCTTCTTCTTGCGGCTCTTGCTGTACCGCTCCTCGGTGGCGTCGAGAGAGTCGTACGCCTCATCCGGCGGGCTTTCACGCCAGTCCTGCAAGAACATCCACGTCACGTTGTCGTGGCGGTCGTAGTGCATGGCTCCCTCGTGGTCGTTCGGCATGGAACACACGAGGCTGTAGACGTTCCGCCCGAACGCTTGGCGCTGCTCATCCGTGACGGTAGCGGAGACCTCGCAGACTGGGGGCTCCAGCTCAGTGAACCCATCGCCGATGATGACCGCCTCTTGGCTGGTCATCCCTTCCTCCAGTTGAACTTGCGCTGTGGGTCGCGGGTGCTCATTGATTCCTCCTTCAGCCGAGCCAGCACGTCAGCAGGGATGCCCTGCTCCACGGCGAGCGCGGCCAGACCGAGGGCATACGCCTCGGGGTCGTACTGAGGGTTCGGGTTGTCTCGCTTCCACGTCACCACGCCGTTGTTGCCCTGAACTCCGGCGTTGTTCCCGATGAAGCGTTGGAGCCGTGCCTTGAGGGTGTCTTCCTTACGCTGAGCCTCCAGTCGCAGCTCACGGGCTGCGGCGTACTTCTCGATCAGCACGTCGATGTCCGGCGTGGCGGTGCGGAGCGTCCCATCGGTGTCCGCCGGGTACTCCGTCTTGAGGTCGTCGAGGTCTGCGAAGATCACGTCCGGCATCACTCCTGCCAGCACGTTCTCGTTCCAGAACTGGTCCGCCCGCGCCAGTGCCTCCTTGATGAACGCGTCGTCCCTGTCCACCAGCAGGGTCCGGTACTCGCCGAAGCCGAACAGCACTCCGACGAAGGTGATCTCCTTCTTCAAGCAGAGCATCTCGATCTGGCACTGGATCCAGACGTCCACCGGCACCACGCTCGTCATGGGAGCGCCCCAGCCCGTGTCATCACGTCGGGTCTTGCACTCCAGCAGCCAACGCTCGCCGATGATGGCGTAGTCCGCGTGCGACGCGACGTGAGAGCGGTCTTGCGACCGGTAGAAGCCCCGCAACCTCCGGACTCGGTACCCTGTGTCCTCCATGAACAAACGGGCCACGGTGGGCTCTAGTTCGAGACCGAGCCGAGCCGCCAGACTCATGGGTCGCGGTGGCTGCGGATCGACCTTCTCCAAGTAGACGCTTCTCGGGCTGCCCCATGGGGACAGCCCGAGGATCTTCGCCATGTCAGTGCTCGTGATGGCCGTGCGTCGTTCCGCGTGGAACTGCTCGTCATCGACGATTGGCATCAGGACTCCTTCATGCCCGCCGCGACTAGACGTCGTCGCCGAGCCGTCGCGGCGTCGACTCGGTGCTTCATGGTCTGACGACTGATCTCGAGTTGCCGAGCGACATCAGCCTGACTGCTGGCTGCCACCTTGGCGAGCAGCTCGTCATCGTCGTCGAGGCGACGGAGCGCCTCCTTGATGCGTCGCTCGCGGAGGTAGTGCGGGCGACAGAGGTCTGTGGTGCCAGTGACCGGCGTGTTGACGCCGATGGCCGCACAGACGGGACACGTGCGACTCACGATGTGGGACTCCTTTCTGGGCTCGTACCTCTGCCCGGTGGCCGGGCAGAGGTACCGAACCGAGTGATCAGGCGGTGGCGGGTGCCGCCTCTTCCTTGGGCTCCGGCTGAGGGACGAGCGCCTCGGCTGCCGTCAGGGCCTCCTGCGTCGCGTCGAGCCGCTCCTGGATGAGCGCCGCCGCTTCGGCGAGGCTGTCCCGGTACTCCCGGAGGCCATCCAGACCCTTGGGCCACGGCTTGCCGGACTGGAGCATGGCCTTGACCACGTCCGGGAGCTTGTTCCGTGCCGCCCGGGGCGGTGCCTGACGGATGGACTGGATCGCCTCGTGGAGCTGCCGTGGGAGGACATCCCCCGGCGTGTGCATGGGCTTGACCGGAAGCCCTTCCCGAGCCTCCCCATTGACGGTGGTGTCCTCTTCGGCAGCCACCGCCTCCTCGCGCTCCTCGAGGATCCGGAGCGCACCCTTCAAGGTGATCTCCTTGTTCTCCATGGCATCCGCCAGATCCGGAGCGTGGGTGCGCAGCCGCTGGATGTCGTGCTCCTTGGCCCGCTGGTCCTCGCTCTTGAGCGACTTGGCTGCTGCCTTGGGGGTCATCACCCCGGACTTGACCTTGTCGTGGAGCTCCGTGTCCCGCATGATGGCCGTGGCTTGCGTGGTGGAGAGCTCGCCGTCCTTGATGGCCTTCGCCAGTTCGGGAGCCTTCTTCATCAAGCCAGCCGCCTCATCGACGACCGTCTTGCCGACGCCGATCTTGTCGGCTGCCTCCTGAGCGGACGACTTGCCCTCTTCGGCTGCCACCCCGCTCTTGATGCGCTCCGCTGCCTCCTCGCGGATCTTGAGCCATGTGGGCGACATGACGAGCAACATGGCCCGCTGGCTCTTGCTGAGGTGACGGCGGCTGGCGGCTGCCAGGATCATGTAGTCATAGGGATCGGGCGGATCGATGACCCGGACCGGCACTGACTGGATGCCGAGGTTCATGGCGATCTGCCACCGGGTACGGCCATCAACGATGGTGCCGTCCCCGAGGATCTCGATCGGGACCTGGATGCCTCGCTGGCTGATGTCCAGCACCATCTCATCCCACTGGTCCTCGTCCGGCGTGGGCACGTCCTCCGCCTTGGCGTGGGGGCGCAGATCCGACGTGGGACGCTCCTGGACGGGGGTGGGCTTGATCTTCGTGTCTGTTGCCATGTGAGTGAGCCTCCTGAAACTGACTGTTGATGGATGGTTTCCGACTTTCCTACCCGACGACTTCGAGTTGAGTGCCTTCCTTGACTCGCTGGGCGTACTCCTTCATCTGCTGTGCCTTCCGCAGCACGGGCGGCACGTTGGGGAACGGACGTTCCAAGTAGTCCTTGATGTCGTCCGCTGTGATGACCATGAGGGTTGTGGCGACGTTGAGGGTTCGCTCCAGCTCCTGGATCTTCTCCCACGCCCCCAGCAGCGCGTTCTTGAGCTCCCGGGTGTCGTCGCTCTCTAGTAGACCTGCCATGTGAGCCTCCGTTACCGTGCCCCGCGCTTCAGGTGAGCGTGTGGGCCTACCACCATTGTAGCACACTACGGTGCTTCACCAAAAGTCCGGCTACTTCCGGACCACGAACACCGCCTTGCAGCCCCGGCGGAGGCAGAGGAAGAAGCGGTACTTGTTGGACAGGACAAGGTGACCGTCAATGCCGGTGTCCCACTCGTGAGCACCGATCAGGCACTTCCAGTTCCTCATCGCTGGCCCTTGCCCTTGACCTTCATCCCGAGGATGCGCTTGAACTCCCGGACGGCGCAGTCATGGATCTCCGCTTCCGCGAGCTCCCGCTGCATCGTGACGACGAGCTCCTGACGGCACCAGCCCACCACGTCGTCGCCCTTGAACCGAGGCTTCTCGATGGCACCCGGACGGAAGGGAGTGGCTCCCGGAGTGGGAGTTGCGAGCCGCTCCACCACCGCCCCTGCGGAGTTGACCGTCATCGGACGACGAACCGGCTCGTTGTCGCTGCCCATGGCGTACAGGGTGACCAGACCGAGGGCGATGCCCCCGGCCATGAGGCCCTTCTTCACGACTGCTCCTTCCAGATGGCGAGCGCCTCGTGGTGGGCGGCGGTGATGTGCTCGTCATCTGTCATGCCGAGCGTGTCCAGGATCTGGAGGCAGATCAGCATCCGCTCCTGATAGGTGCGGAGCTTCTGCTCCTTGAACCGCTGGACCGGCGTGGGCACGGTGGCGAAACCGAGCGCCTCCTCCGTGTCCTCGATGATGGCCCGCACCGTGGCCAGATCCTCATCCACCTCAGGAGTGGACTCGGTGTCCCCGAGGACGAGCTCCTTCTCCTCGGCGAGCTTGAGGATCCGCTGGAGCTGAGCCCTGCTGTACCCGCCCCCGGTCACTTGACGTACCCCATGACGATGCGGAACTCGCTGAGCAGCGTGCCGATCGTCATGCTCGGGATGGCGGCGTACCGTGCCAGTGCGATGACGCACCCGAGCTCATGGACCCGAGCCTGAACCGTCACCCGGCTGAGCCTCATGTCCACGCCCCGCTGCTCCTTCGCGAGCGCCTCCGGCTGGTCCGCCCATGCGCCACCCTGCGCTTCTTGGGCGAGCTCCGCGCCGTCCGCGAATGCCTCGGTGACCAGTTCACCGAGCCTGTGACACTCCATGCATTCCATTGAGTTGAGCCTCCTATGTCCGTCTCTGAGTGAGCCGGTCACCGAGCCCCACTCACCTGAGTGGTGGGGCCGGGGTGACGGGCCTACTTCTTCTCGATGGGAGCCGTGGCCTTCTCCAGATCCAGACCGTACTCCTCAGCGGCTGCCACGTACCGCGCCTTGAGCTTCTCGAGGGTCTCGAGAGCAGCGAGGACCTCGTCCTTGACCTCCCACCTGTCCCATTGCATCAGGTCGTTCATGTCCGGGCCGGACCCGAAGTCGTTGTCCCGGAGCTGACTGATGCCGAGGTACCAGAACTTCGCTTCGGCGTACCCGAGCTTCCACCAGTGCCAGCACTTCCAGCACGTAGGCGTGCCGGACTGGAACTTCTGGGCGACCTTGCCGCAGCCGCACAGCCCGTAGGTCCTCGCGTCCTCGACCTGATCCTCCCGGATCAACATCGCCGTGCTGTCCTTCCGGATGGCGTAGGGCGTGTCCCCTTCGTAGATGACCTCCACCCCGTCCTTCATGCCACGCTCAGCAGGGAGATGACGAGGTTCATGGAGGCGATGTACCCCTCCGTGATTGACTTGAGCCGCTCCGGGTCAGTGGAGGTGTCATGCTCCTTGATCCACATGCCTTGGGCGATGCCGAGGGCGAGGGAGGCCACGTGGATGGACAGGTCCCACTCCTCCTCGGTCATGGGGAGGGTGCCGCCACCGTGGTTCTTGACCTGCTCATAGAGCTCCCGGCAGGTGCGCGCCCGTGCCGCGTCATCCTCCGTGGGGGTGCCAGCCTCGTCTGTGAGGAACCACTGGCAGAGGTCGTCCTCCAGATAGAGCGCCCCTTCCAGGACCTCCCGCTGCGGTTCGTCCAGCGTGATGACTTTCATTGGTGAGCCTCCGTGTTGTGCGCCCCCGCCGCTTCAGGTGAGCGGGTGGCCTAGTACCAGTGTACCACACTACGCTTGTTCCGGTATAGCTCGGGGGGTGACCTCGCCCCGGCCACCGGGCTGAGGTTAGACCTCCTCGATCGCCTCCTCCTCGCCCTTGAAGTCCTCGACACCCGCCCACAGCGCGTCATACTCCCCGACCAGCAGAGCGAGCATGTCCCGACCCTCCTGAGTGAACTCGGCGAGCACCTGCATGGTGCCGGTGCTCATCCCTGCATCCAGAGCCCGAGCCTCCTCGCCCTGACGGAACTCGATGTATCGCTCCAGAGCACCGCGGAGGTTGATCAGCTCCTTGGTGTCCACCTCCAACTGAACCCGAGGGTTGGCACCCGGCCTGACGTCGCGCCACGTGAACCGCTTGATGACCTTCATTGTTGAGCCTCCATTCCGGACCCTAGCCCGGCCACCGGGCTAGGGTCCTGAGCCTTCCAGAGCATCCGGGAGCCTTCCAGAGCATCCCGGAGGCTTCCGATGTGTTTTCCTCAGCCCTCTGCGCGGCCCACCGTGCCCCGGAGCTGACGCACCTGAGCCATTTCCCTGAGGTAGCCGTTCCGCATGGCCTCCTGCGCGTCCGGAACGTCGTGGAGCTCCCGACCCAGCGTGGCGTGTAGCAGGTCCAGCGCCCTCTTCAGCGTCTCGAGCTCGTCGGCGGTCAGCACGAGTGTCTGCATCTTGATCATTTCAGCCCTCTGCGTAGATGCGGCGGAGTTCCGCCAGTTCCGCCCACCGGGCGGCTTGGATGCGTTCGTGCTTCCGGGATCTGCTTGCCTCGTCCCGAAGCTCCCGTTGGGCACGCCATTGCTTGATGAGCGGATCATCACCACTCCTGACCATGAGTTGAGCCTCCTGTACCCGCTACTGGATGAGCGGATCACCAGAGTCCAGATGTTGATCTGATCTCTCGTGAGCTGCTGATCTTGACTCTGGATCTTGAGCCAGTTCACCGATCGGATGATCTGATCTGATCCGATCCCTGATCCCTGATCTGATCTGATCCTTGAATCCTGAGGAGTTTGGGCGACAGCGGCTCCTGTCAACCACAGACCACAGAATCCAATCAGGTGTCTGGCAGGTTTGGAGCTTTGGTGGACAGCGGCAGCGGCACCGGGCGCAACTCCGGTCCGGTCGGCGTCGGTGTCGGCGGCGGTCCGGTCCGGTCCGGTCCGGTCCGGTCGGGTCGTGCCCCCGTGTGTGCGCGTCGTGTAGAAACTGCTAGCGCGCATGTGAGCCTCCTTTCCGGGTCGCAAGATGGCGGGCATGAAGAAAGCCCCGGCCCCTAGGGGGCCGGGGCAGAGGATCAGGGGCAGGTCACCTGGACGGGAGTCCAGGAGCCGTTGTAGGACTGTCCCACGGAGCATTCGCTGTCCGGGAAGACGAGCCCCACGTACAGGGTGCGGGCCGGGTCATCCTTGGGACCGGACCACTCATAGATCCGGTCACCGTCTTCCAGACCCGAGGCCTCACCGAGGATCCGGGCCACGGCCCACGTGAGTTCGTGGCGGCTGTCATCTTCGGCGGGAGCGGGAACCGGCCCGGTGGCCAGCATGGAAGCGACGAGGAGGGCGATGTTGATGATCATGGCGATTTCCTTTCGGGGCTGAAATGGGGAATCCCCCGGGCCATGCGGCCCGGGGGAAAGGAGCTGGAGCCTACCGGGCGCACCCTGCGCACCGGCAGGAAGACCGGCCCCGGCGGACCGGTTCCGTGTCCCGGTAGCAGGAAGAGCAGAGGTTTCCCTGCCTTTCCCGCGCCACCGGATTTCCGGTCCAGAAGACCCAGCAGACAGGACACTGGGAATCCTTCCAGTAGACGTCTTCCGGGGAGTGGTCCCACTGATGCGGACAGTAGCAGATTTCCGTACCGGACAGGTGCGGGGTGCGCTGGAGCATGATGGTGAGCCTCCGGGTGAAATGAATGTGCCCCCGGCACCCTTGCGGGTGCCGGGGGCTGGGGGAAGACGCCTACCCTACGCGGTGGGCGCGGTGGCCGGGGAATCCGTGGTGGGCGCGGTGGGCGCGGCAGATTCCGGTGCGGGTGCCGGGGTGTGCATGGCCACCGCGGCCTGGAAAAGAGCCACGGCGGGTGCGGCTGCGGGCCACGCGGGGTGCTTTACGGAAGGACCCCACGCGGTGCCGGCGGAAAAGGCGCCCACCTGCGCCGCGTACCGCAGGACCTTGCGGGTGTGGGCGGGGTCCACCGGCTGCCCCTGCGCGTGCTGCAGATTCCCTTTGTTGCTGGCCCACACGTAGTGCGCCCGGGCGGCAGGACCGGAAACCTGCGCCACCACGGGCGCGGGTGCTGCCGGAATTTCCGGCTGGGCGGGCGCGGGCGCAGCCGGAATTTCCGGTGCTGCTGCGGGCGCGGGTGCGGTGGTGATTTCTTTGGCCACGGTGGCCCCCTGTGCTGCGGTGCCCCGGGGCTCAGGTGGCCCGGGTGCCCCCTAACCGTACCACACTACGGCCGGATGCTGCTGTAGCCCCTACAAGGGACCGCCACGCCCGGACGTTTTGCCGGTGGCGCTTTTGGGGGCGGCGGCGGCTTGCGGGCCGCTACGGGCCGCTGTGCGGGCTGTGGGGGCACGCTAGCACCGGGGCGGCACCCCCCGGGGGGGAGGGGCTTCCCCCCCCTGTTGCGGCCCACA